ACAGGGTGTTTCCGGCAAAGGCACCCACGACGCCTTTCCGACTAACCGACGGAGAGACTGTGATAGGAGCCCCAAGATTCCGAGTCCATTCTTCGCGAGGAAAATACGTATCGCTATAGGTCGTGTATTTTATCAGGTTACCCGAGGACGTTCCTACGAATACTTCGCCAAGCGGACCGATAGCGGGTGCACCGACAAGTTCGCCCGAACCAGAAATATCCAAGATGGTAATTACTTGACCTGCGATGAGAGGAGTGGGAGATAAACTCACACGCCGTTCAGAAAACTGTAGAGTGGGAATTTGTGTAGGAATCACTGGAGGAATAACAACCGGCGGAGGCGGCGGAGGATCGGGAGGAATTGGTAAGCGAAGAATGGTAGCACATGCAACATAGGGTGTCAGCGTGCATCCAAGATTAGGGTCGGGAGTAAGAAACTTGCGATTCGGAGACCCCCAACCCCAGAATTCACGCGGATTGAATGTTGGCGCTGGCTTCTTGCAGTTTCCCGGAGCAGGAAGACCGCAATCGACTGGTTTCTGGCGCGGAGGGAAGTTTGTGACGCCTGCGCGCTGGACGAATTCAAATGAGAGATAGAAGAGATAGCTTGAGTTCGATCCAGATATATCGGATGGAAAGAAGAGGTTTCCCACATTATCTGCAATGATAGCACGTGGAGTCACAATCTTGAGTTCATTCGGATCGGTCGTAATGAGTTCCGTTCCTCCACCAGCAATCACCGTGTAAAGATTATTTCCTTCCGTGCGGACGGTAACGAATCCTTCAGTTGCAAGGGTTGAGAACAAGTTATTGTTGAAATCAAAAAAGAATGAGAGTGGATTTTGGTTGGGAGGATACTGAAAAAATGGTGTGATTGCGCCAGTATCCTTGACAAAATCATAGTAATACACGATGCCCAACTTGTTATCGGCTATAAAGAGCCTATTTTCGTTGGATTGAAACTGAAGAGTGCGGAAGTCCGGGACAAATGTAGGAGTAATGTCTGAGTATTGTACAGTTGGAGTTCTCTCATATCCATAATTTCCAACGGAACTAATTGTTCCTCCACTTTGGTTGACAAAGAATACCTCTCCTTGAGAATTCACTGCAATACCTCCCGTATTATCGCCGTTTGTATAAATATTGGAATTGGAGGTGCCCGAGATAGTATATAATTGGTTATTGACGATAACATCGGTGGTACGATAACGACAGAGCGCGTTGTTTCCCGGGACACCGACAAAGACGAACAGACTGCCAGGATCCGTGGTGATTGCACGAATCTCACTGGTGAAATCACTTCCATCTTTTCCTAGCCGCATCGTAACAAGACCGGTAGCAGGCTGGTATTTATATACCTTACCGGTAGATGTCCCGAACAGGATAGTATCATAGGTTGCATCAAGCAGTGATGGGATAGAACACATAGCGGTGATGTACCCACTGGTTGTAGCGATATTGGAAAGCACGTTGTTCGTGGACATCCCTGCTTATATATACCGTTGTATCAAAACGAGTGAAATTCCATCGTGGATGACCGCACCCCAATACGCTGAATACCATGACATCCTCAGTCCCAAAACCATGCCGAGAATAACTACGATGGAACGGAGGAAAGTGTTGATCAAAAGGTTGGACGTGGGGTAGCGGAAGAGGGGGCTTAGCATTGCTTCTCTATCTGAAGAAAATAATTTCTCATTTGAAACCGCATGTCCAGGACAAAGGGTCGCCACGGGGACCCCCAGAAAAAAATTCTCTTGCGTAGAAGCATAACAAACTATGGGAGGCGGACTTATGCAGCTCGTCTCGTACGGCGCTCAGGATATCTACATCTCGGGTAACCCCCAGATTACGTTCTGGAAGGTGCTCTACAAGCGCCACACCAACTTCGCCATGGAGGCGATTGAGGTGACGTTCAACGGCCAGGCTGACTTCGGCCGCCGTGTGACGGCTGTCATCAGCCGCAACGCTGACCTGATGTACCGCACCTACATCCAGGTGACGCTGCCCCAGATCACCCTCTCGACGCCGGATGCCCGCTTCCGCTGGCTCAACTACGTCGGCCACCGCCTGCTCAAGCAGGTGGAGATCGAGATCGGCGGCTCGCGCATTGACCGCCAGTATGGTGACTGGATGCAGATCTGGACGCAGCTGACGCAGCCCGTCGGCACCCAGGTGTCGTTCGACGACATGGTTGGCAACTCCGCCGACCTCGTGCTGCTGAAGGACGGCTCGGGTGTTGCGCTGGACGCCACGTGCGCCGCCTCGGAGGCCACCAACTCGTGCTTGTCCCGCGCCGGCACCCCGCTCAAGACGCTCTACATCCCCCTGCAGTTCTGGTACTGCCGCAACCCCGGTCTGGCCATCCCGCTGATCGCCCTCCAGTACCACGAGGTGCGCATCAACGTCGAGTTCGAGCAGAACTACAACTGCTGCTACGCCGACAAGCAGCAGCTCAACATCTCGCTGCTGCCTGTCCAGACGAACATCTCCCTCGGCTCGGGTGTCACGTCGATCTCCCAGCTCCAGCTGGTTGCCGCGTCGCTGTACGTGGATTACGTCTATCTCGACACGGAGGAGCGCCGCCGGTTCGCCCAGCAGTCGCACGAGTACCTGATTGACCAGCTGCAGTTCACGGGCGACGAGACGGTCACGGCCTCGTCCAACAAGATCCAGATGAACTTTAACCACCCCGTCAAGGAGCTGGTGTGGGTCGTCCAGCGCGACTCGTTCGTGGATTGCAACTCCCCGCCTACGCCGTGGGTTGCCCAGGCGTACGGACAGCAGCCGTTCAACTACTCCGACGACTGGAGCACGGAGGGCATCGTCACGGCCGTGCTCGGCCGCGGCGCCCTGGCGACGTCTGCCGGTGCTACGGTCCCGACCTGGGCACCGGGCCCGGCCGGCGCGTACGGCGCTGCCTACCTGCCCGGTGTTGGCGCCTCGTCCGGCGCTGGTCTGGGCACTGGCTCACAGCTCTACAACGCGGACGGCTCGGTCGGCGATGAGGCGTTCTTCGAGGGCACCACGAACTACCTGCTCGCCAAGGTCATCCTCGCCTCCAACGTCAAGTGCGAGGGCAAGAACCCCGTGGAGGTCGCCAAGATCCAGCTCAACGGCCAGGACCGCTTCTCCGAGCGCGAGGGCCGCTACTTCGACAAGGTGCAGCCCTGGCAGCACCACTCGCGCACGCCGTCGGTGGGCATCAACGTGTATTCGTTTGCCCTGAAGCCGGAGGAGCACCAGCCCAGCGGCACGTGCAACTTCTCGCGCATCGACAAGGCGACGATCAACCTGACGCTGTCGGTGAACACCGTCCGCGACCAGCGCACGGCGAAGGTGCGCATCTACGCGGTGAACTACAACGTGCTCCGCGTCATGTCCGGCATGGGCGGCCTCGCGTACTCCAACTAAACAGCTATACGGCGGTGGTGTGTAGTAGTGATGTTAACTAAAAATAAATAAATAACGGTCCTGGAAACAGGGCTCAATAAGTATCGTATAAACGAGATCTATTGAGTGGTTTAGATAGACATACTGTTACTATAGAACAAGGATGAATAGAAAAATTTGCGTGATTAGTCAAACATATTCAGATAACAGGCACATTCTTTTTAGATTTCATAATTGCGATGATAATCAGATACACTTTCGTAATTCATTTGATAAGAATATTTATTCATTTCACAATTGTTCAGACGACTACGTGAACACTATCTTGAACTTTAAATTTTTTAAAGAGATCAAGAATCTTGAGATTGTTCGGTATAATGATATATCGTACACCGAAACATTTAAGCGAACACTCCAAAAATGCAGAGCTGAAAAGTATGATCGGGTTATATTTATGCAGGATGATTCATATTCTCAACCCGAAGAGAACACAGAGTTAGTTAATTTTATCAAGACTGGAGACTACAATATGTTAAATATGGAAATGACCCCACTTGAGATTACACACGTTCAATCCATGCCTGCTGTGTATACTACAGATACACTAAAGATATATCCTTCCACGTCAAGAGATTTCGTGCTATCAGGAAAATGGGCATTTGACGATGGGTGTTGGGCTGCAAAGCTAGACTACCTTTCAAATATTTATGATGATACGTACTTTAATATCGGAGATATCTGGTCAGGAGAAATACATCTAAAAAATAAAATTAAAAACACTGTTGTAGACCGTTTCATCTGTGGCCGAAGTTATTTTTTTAGGAGGGCTGTAGTCGGTAAAAATGTTCAACCAAACAACAATGATCGAGACTATATGATGAACAGATTTAAAAGGGTATAAAGTATTTACCCCCTGCGGGGGTTGATCACATATGATTACAAATATTATTCTTTTTGGACATACTGGGATGCTTGGTCGGTATGTGTATTCTTACTTCAAGAACATTCGAGTAGTCCGTGGATTCCGTGTAACGAAAGACACAACAAGTGCGGATATCGAAGCAGTTCTCTTAGCCCATGGGATTAACGAATCTACGTGTGTTATCAATTGTATTGGCGCGATCCCCCAGAGGAATCAGACCCCCCTGAATTATTACATTGTAAATGGGGTGTTTCCTCACCTTCTCTGGTCTGTCTGTGAAAAGTACCGCTGCCGTATGATACAGCCTACGACGGATTGTGTATTCAGCGGAACACGTGGAATGTACACTGAGGCGGATGCTCACGACGAAAGCGGACACTACGGGCTCAGCAAGTCTCTCGGAGAACCAGGCTGTACTGTTATCCGAACATCTATTATTGGAGAAGAGCTATCAAACAAAAAATCCTTCCTTGAGTTTGTCAAGAACAGCTCTGGAACTATTCAAGGTTGGACAAACCACATGTGGAATGGCATCACGTGTCTTGAGTACTGCAAAGTCATCGAAAAAATCATAACAGAGAATCTCTTCTGGTCTGGAGTACGACATGTTGCGTCTCCTACTCCGGCAAGTAAGTATGACATTGCATGTATGGTTGCTAGGGTATTCGGAGTAACGACAACCATTGATGAGACGACAGGACCAACCCTATGCGATAAAACGTTGAGCTCTGTATATCCCGCGATCTTCGTTATCCCTGAGATAAGTGCGCAGGTGAGCGATTTACGGAAGTTTATGCTTTTAGATGTATAATGAGTTGGTCTCCCAAGACTGGACGATTTACAAGTGGCTCAGTAAGAATGGCAGTCGATACCATAACAACCCCGATTCCTCCACAGCCACTAAATAATTGGACAGGAAGCACTACGCGACTTGAAATAGAAACTCTACTGTCTAGCCGTCAGAAGATTGCGTATATTAAACGTAATCTTAAAACGGGTCTATTTTACCAGCATTCCAGAATTCAAAAACAACCTCTGACGGGTGAAACGGTGTCCATTGTAATGACATCGTCCAATCGTTCGAAGCAGACATATTATACGCTGCACACGATATCGCGGGATAGGTACAAGAATGTCCAGGTTATTTTGGTTGATGACTCAACGTCGGATCCTATAAGTATAGACACGCTCAATGGATATCCATTCACGATTGATTTTATCCAAATTTTGCATGATAAAAAGATATGGGGAAATCCGTGCGTTAATTACAATATTGGGTTCCAGTTTATTGAAGGGGGCAAGGTGATTATCCAGAATGCTGAAGTGTGTCATGTAGGCAACGTGATAGACTATGTCCATACAAGTGTGAATGATAATACGTACGCGGTATTTGATGTAAAAAGCACTGAAGGTCTTCGGTATAACGATATGGTCTATTCAAAGTCAAATATCGGGACAGACATATTTTCAGACAAACGGGTATTTGTTGGTGAAATCTGGTACCAGTCGGTGATACATCGGAACTCCCGTTACCATTTTTTGACAGCAACGACTCGTGATACGTTTAACAAGATTGGTGGATTTAGTTACGACTATACGATTGGAAATGCCTATGACGACAACGATTTTGTCCTGCGAATAGATTCGCTGGGAATACAGAGTACCTCGTTGTCGCATACAGATGTGAAGTGCGGAGGCATTCATCTGTACCATACACCCTCTGAGTTGGGTTGGGGGGCTAAGCTCCCCCTGAATGACCTGGTGTTTGAAGAGAAGAAGAAACACTATGAGACAACCGGGCAGTATAAGGACCTCATACAGATATGAAGTTAAAGGTTGGAGTAGTATTGAGTAGTAATGCGGACTGTGGTAACGATTACCGGGATTCGTCCCGATTTTATTCGGATGGCGCACACCTTCCGACAGCTAGACAAGGTGTTCAATCACGTTCTTATCCATACTGGTCAGCATTACGATGCATCTCTGTCCGACGTCTTCTTTCAGGAACTCGGGATTCGGAAGCCGGATTTTATCCTGAACACTGGACGGGAATCAGCCACCCATTTTGACCAGCTAAGCTACCTGACAACCGCCATCCCACGCGTGTTCAAGGAGAACAATATTCAACCCGACCTCATCCTCTTCTTGGGCGATTCAAACTCTGCAGGTGTATCATTCCCTCTGAAGAAGGAGGGATATCGTATCGGGCATATTGAAGCTGGTATGCGCTCCTATGATCGCCGTATGTTGGAAGAAATCAATCGGACAGTATGCGATCACTGCAGCGATATTCTGTTTGTCTATCATCCTGATTACGCCCAGCAACTAGCTCTCGAGAACATTACTAAGAATGTCTTTGTCGTTGGAAACACGATTGTCGAGCCGATGCAGGAGATTCGTAATGAGATCTATGCGCTGCCAAAGACCAACTCGTCTATCTTGATGGATATTCATCGCCCGGAGAACTTCAAATTTGAAAGCAGGCTCCGAACCGCGATTCGGTTTGCGAACCGATGCATTGACGCCTTCGGTCTTCCAGTACGCCTGCTTTACTTTAAGCGGCTCAAGGATGCTCTGGATACGTTTAGGATTGATCTCGGACGTGTTGAACTTGTACCCCTATTGTCCTACAAGGACTACATCCGAACAATATACAACTGCCCATTCATTATCAGTGATAGCGGAACAGGGCAGGAGGAACCTGCTCTAGTTGGGACGCCGGTGGTGGTTCCTCGCGATTTTACGGAACGTCCGCAGAGCTATGCTCACAACTGCAGTGTTCGTCTAGACCTTGAGAATGAGAATCACGCAGAGGTATTTGCCTGGCTGGATTCCATCAAAAAGGGAGAGCGCGTCATGAGCACGGAATGGCTTGGAAATGGTAAGACAAGTACGCTTATTGCCGATCATATTTCCAACTACTTTAAGAGTTGTTGAATCGTATAGATAATGAAATTTAACGTATCTACGGACACGTATGCAAGCACTCAGCCGTTTCCGTATGTATATCAGGACAACTTTATTGAGAACGCCTCGGATATTCAGGAAGAGATCCTGAACATTCCAGACAGCGCGTGGGATCGTTACGACAATCCCTTTGAACAGAAATACACTCTGCGCGATAAGTATGCTTTCCCTCCTCTCCTGAATCAGCTGTTTGAACGATTTGAGTCGCCAGAGTTTGTGAAGCATCTGTCGGAGGTATCTGGGCATCGTCTAGTTTGCGATCCAACGCGCAACTTCTGGGGCGTTCATAAGTACAAGACCGGAGACAAGTTGGATATTCATGTGGATGCTGGGCTCCATCCAACCACGCATCAGAAGAAACAGCTAACGCTTGGTCTGTATCTAAGTAAGAACTGGAAGGAAGAGTATGGCTGCCAACTTGAAGCGTGGCGAGGAGACAGCGTAGGAACAGAGTTTCCTCGTATCTATGAGAAGGTAGAATCCATTGCGCCCAACTTTAATCGGGCTGTTATCTTTACGTGCAATGATTATGCCTGGCACGGAAATCCAGTATCTGCAGAGTGCCCACCCGATGCTTCTCGGATTTTCGTGACTATCTCATACCTTAGCGAAAACCAAAGCGATACGAACAAGCGTGTCAAGGCGCTCTTTGTAGCACGCCCAGGGGATCCACACGATAAAGAGAAGGACAAGCTACGTCGTTTGCGAGCAGATCCAGAGAAGTACAAGGATGTGTATCGGTTCAACTAATATGTTTAGACAGAGTTGGATTGGTCATATAAATGGTAAAGGTTTCTATCGCCTGCCTAATTTACAAGAGTACCCGGTGGCTGCGCTTTGTCTATGACCAGGTATTGAAGTACACCGATATGACTGATAAGGAGTTCTACTTTGTCGCCAACGATGCTTGTCCGGCGGTTTTGAACTATCTGAAGGAACACAATATCCCCCACTACATCCATAACAACACTCCCGAACAGCGCCAGGAGTGGTACATCAACAACGTATATCGCGGATACAATGCGGCCTCTAAAGTAGCAAAGGGCGAATACATTGTTTTCCTTAACAGCGACATGGCATTTTCTCCTGGATGGCTTGAGAACCTGATGAACAAGATTGATGACACCAAAATCATCAATTCTCGGCTAGTCGAGAGGGGGGTACTACGTAGCGGAACGTATGGCATTGAACGTGATTTTGGTAATGTACCTGCTGATTACCAAGAGGGAGAGTTCTTGAAGTATGCTGCACGGATCTCAAACAATAACCTTCTACCCGGCGGTCTTTTTATGCCATGCCTCATTAAGAAATCTCATCTTGAAAAAATTAACTACTACCCCGAAGGAAATATCATTCCTGGATCGGATATCTTCAATCCTCGCTATGCAAAACAAAATGAATATTGTATGCCAGGTGACAGAGTGTTTATGGCAAAGCTCCAGACAATCGGAGTCACACATTGGACGGCGTTTGATAGCGTAGTGTATCACTTTCAGCAGGGAGAGATGCGCGATACATCTGAATAAATATTTATGTGTAAGGTTGTCTGGCATATAAAACAATGAGTATAAAGCTTACGATTCTCGTTCCGACAGTACCTAGTCGTTTGACTACGTACTATCCGCGTCTCATGAAACAACTATTAGATCAGACGAGTCAGTACCGAAACATTGAGTTGATCTCGTTTTTTGATAACAAGAAGCGAACTATTGGTAAAAAGCGCGATGAGATGCTAGGACTTGTACAGGGAGAGTACGTTGTTTTCATTGATGATGACGATCGTATTTCAGATGACTACATCTCTGAGATCATCTCTGCACTTGATAACAATCCGGGAGTAGATTGCGTAGTCTTCAACTCTATATGTTGTATAGACGGAGGACCGCTTAAGCTATGCAAGTACGGCATCGAGTTTGAATACGGTGATATATTGGGAGGAAATGAGTGGCGGGGCAAACCAGCTCATACAATGGTGTATAAGAGCTCGATTGCAAAGAATCACCACTTTCGCGATATGCAGAACTGTGAAGATTTGGACTGGGTGAAACGGGCATGTTTAGATATAAAAACACAGGTCCGGATTGATAAAGTCCTGTATTACTACGATGCAAACTATGCGACCACTTCGGAGACATCCACACTATCTGACGAAACTATACAGAAAAATATAGAACTACGCTTTGGAGAGTAGATGACGACGTGCTGTCCGAGTTTCGTTCTTCTTGGTGACAATGGAAAGACCAGCATTCGTTAGAGGCAGAGTTAGTATATTGAGTTCAGGATTGTCTTCAAGCATGGTCACAATCTTGTATGAATCACCGCAGCGGTCAGGACGAATGAGATCATCGGTTTCTGGATCAGTATCGTGAAGAAGTATGATCCCTCCAGGACTCAGTCGTGACAAGACTTTATCAAAGTCCCGCTTCGCACTCTCAATACAGTGATCTGCATCGATAAACGCCATATCTATCTTTTCTGAGAAGTTGTCAAAGAACAAATCTGTCGTGCAGTAGTGAATATTGACGTTCTGAAAGCGCTTGAGAGACTCTAGGTAGGTGTTCTGACTTATGTCGACTCCGTATAGTTTCCCCGCATGGGGCTGAACCTTGACGAATGTCTCTCCCACGTGTAATCCCAGTTCGACGTATACCTTCGGCTTGTAGATAGATGCAAGCATACCGATTACAGGGGCGTGGTGATCCATTATATATACTTACACACATTAGCGCGTAAATAAAGAAAATGAAGGGCTGGTTGGTAAATGATTGTCTAACCTGCATACCGGGCACACTGACACTATGGCACAACATGCTTAGCTCAATACCTGGTCTTGAAGACCGGACGGGGGGATATACCAACTATGCAATCCTGGCGGATAAAATTGAATATGAATACAGGACTGCAGAAGAGAAGCCCAAGTATATCATACGCAATGGGTCTTACTTCAGGAAGCTAAATATTGATATTCCAACCTTTTGTCTGATCCAGGACACGATGAATAACCCGATGCAGACAGAGGTTATAAATTCGTGCGATGTCGTGGTGTTTCCGTCAAAATTCACGTATAACGCCTACAAGGACCGAATCAACCCCAAGCGAGTAGAAATTATCCAGAACGGTGCAGACTTCACATTCTTTCGCCCTATGCCCGAAAGGTACCCAGCCGTACTACCGAATTCTATTATTTTCATCGGAGACTCCTCCATTGAAAAAAAGGGGTTTCACCGTGTTCTAGATATTATTCGCAAAATGCCAGAGATGAACTTCTGCTTGGTGATGAAGGACGACACGACTCTAGCAAAAATTCCACCGGAGCATCGCCATCGTGTCCGGATCTTCAATAAAGTCTCTGCGCTCGTAGTCCGAGCACTGATAAACTCGTCTGTATGCGCTATTTGTACGTCGGGGAACGAGGAAGAACACATTTCTGGGATTGAAATCGGCGCATGCAACGTTCCGATGGTATCTCGTCCTCTCAGTCGCTACCTGGACGATAAGGCCGATATCCAGTGGGGTGTCATCGCAGAAAACGACGATGAGTTTCCACAGAAGATACGGTATGTTCTCCAGAATCCTCAGCTGTTCTCGCCACGCGACTACTATATTGGGAAATACTCTACGGCTATATCTATGCAGAAGTGGGGGCAGTTGGTAAAAGATTTAAGTCTATGACACTATAAGCGTTAAGAGATGGTCAGATACATTTTGACACCATCAGATCTTGATAGGTTGGTCCCAGGTATAAACTTTATAAAAAAGGACGACCTCCGATTTATCATATTCAAAGACGGAGAGTCCATGATTGTATCTAAAAATCATTGTAAGCACAATGGCGGCATTTTTATGCAGGATATTGAAGAGGTCAATACATTAAGATGTACTCGTCATGGATGGAAACTTAACGCCAAAACGCTGGAATACACGTCTCCGCCCTCATGCTTAACCCAGCAGCGCCTCGAAACATGCCGTCAGGCAGATGGAAGCGTCGAGATCTTAATCGACCAGAGGATTGAGTGGCTAACCCCTACGAAAGCGACACTCCTACCAGGTGAGCTTACGATAACCTATTTGTCGCACGCATGCGTGGAAATAAAGGCGGGAACCTTTAGGCTTATTACCGATCCATGGATACTGGGTCCTGCATTTAGTAGGGGATGGTGGTCACTCCACGAACCTCCGCTGAATTCAATCCAGCGAATTGCATCTGCAGATGCCATTTATATCTCACACTCTCATCCGGACCACCTCAATCTGCCGACTCTTTACGAAGTGTTTAAACTAAATCCAGATATCCGGATATACGTAGGAAACCTATCCACTCCTGTCTTTAAAAATGATTTTCTGAAGATTGGCTTCACGAACATAACTGTGGTAGGCTTGAAAACATGGATACATCCAGCAGATTCTGTGCATTTCATGATCGTTGCTGATACACTGGTTCCGAACCTCGACACGTACCTACTGTTTGAATACAAGGGGCATCGTATAGTCAATCTGGTTGATTGTTGTAATCCCGAAGACCTACCTGCTTCGTGCGATGTCCTTCTGAACGACTTTGCATCTGGGGCATCTGCGTATCCTTGTCTCTACGAAGAGCTATACGGTAAGGAGCGAGTCATTGAACTCGTAAATTCAAAAAGGCGGTCGTTCCTTCTCAAAATTAAGAAACATATCGATAAGCTGAACCCCAGTGTGTGGATCCCATTTGCAGGTTACTTTACCGAGGCGTGCAATGGGGATGACGATGTACGGAGGTTAAACATTAAGAACACCCCTGAAGAAGCCATTGAGTTTATTGAGAAGAAGGCGTGGAAGCCGTTTCCTGGGGGTACGTATGATATCGGGCTTGGTGTCGGCGAGATATCAGACGGTGATTACTACAAAACCTCGTGGCAGTTTGAACCGTACTTGTCTCAGCTTTCGCGCTCCTTGGAATTTGGCGAGGTGGGAACGCTAGACGGTCTTCAGACTTACTACGACTGGGCGGGATTTTCTTCCTATAACCTAGGACTCCATATGATCGAAACAACGGACGATTATAAAACAGTTCTCCACGAGTACTACGTTATGTTCGGAGGAGATAGACCGATTGTATCATATTCTCCCCCCGATGCCGGCATCCCTATTCTGCGGATGCGCAGCCGGGCATCTGTACTCCGCGATATTTATATTCGCGGCTACTCGTGGGATAATCTGATGATTGGATTCAATACTCGCATCTGGCTAAGTCCTGATATTTTTCATTATAAATTCGTACATCACTTCTGTCATAGCCTTCCGGAAACCCCTCCACGATGGAATTCACCCGTACCTCCTTCTATTTTAGATGTAATTAGTAATTTATAAATGGATGGTGTATCGATCATGATTATAACGCACGATGTAGAGTTAGGACGTCCGGTTCAGGAAAGTATTCGTCCGTTTATGAGCGAAATATTCCATGCACCAAACTATCCTTCGTTCTCCAAAATATGCAACGATACAATCATAGCTGCAAAATCTGAAATTGTTATCATATGCTCTCGTAAGGTTCGACCAATACATTCAGATATAACCCGCATGTTAGGTCTTCTCAATGAAGGATATGGACTCGTCGCTCTGTATTCATTCGCATTTTTTGGCTTCCGAAAGGAGCTAATTCGTAGGATAGGATTTTTTGACGAACGATATGTCCGTGGGGAATATGAGGACTGTGATATGATGAGACGAATCTGCGAAGCAAATATAGCTATATACGAAGAAAGAAGTATATCTTACATTAAGAACGATCCAACGTCCTGGGACAATGTAAGGGCAAAGGCACACTTTGCAGCAAAGTGGGAGGAGACATGGACAGAGTCGGGATTTGTGAACCCCCACGCTGGCACGATTCGTCGTAAGCTCCCTGAAGAAAAATACAGCTATGATTTGGGACCCGGAGATGAAAGTATCGTATTTAAGGGACGAGAACACTCTAAATCTCACGAACCAGGCTGTGAAATCTTCTACCGTAACATTCGATTCATATAGCACCCTGACCGAAAAAACACGCAATTAGCTTACAGATATGGCGCACCTCCACCTGTGTAAGCAGAGTATGTGTTGGAAGAAATAGACCCTTCTGCGAGACATATGACGCATTCGGAAATGTCTCGTTACTTGCATACATGGGCGTAGTGTGAATTGATGGATAGGTAGGTCTTGTTTGGATGTTATGTTTCTTTAGAAAGTCGGCTAGTTCATCGCGCTTTTCGGTGTATATATCTACGAACCACGGAACGTAATTCTCGTCTGCCCGAGGAATCATTCGCACCCCTGGTATCTTTTCAATCTCGGTAAAGTAGGACTGATACAGATTACGCATAAACACTACGCGTTCCGGTAGTTTCTTCATCTGCTCAATGCCAATCACAGCCTGTATATCTGTGAACTTCAGGTTGAGTCCGAAAAGCTCGAAATTATCAACGCCACCCGTCTTCCGTCCAAAGTTCTTGATCATCGTCATTTTCGACGCTAGACTGTCGTCATTTGTTGTCACGAATCCACCCTGCCCCGTACTGATAATTTTTGGAGTACTCAGCGAAAAACAACCGGCGCAACCAAAGGTTCCGAAGTGCTTCCCATTCGCCGTTGCCCCCAACGACTGTGCAGCGTCTTCGACCAGGCACAATCCAGTCGTTTGGCAGTACTGCGCGATATCCTCCAGATCTATCTGGCGGTTGTTAAGCGACACAAATAGGACGCACTTGGTCGCAGGTGTTCGGTATCGCTTTACGAGCTCTCGTGTCAAGGTATAGGTTCGTCCGTCCACATCTGCGATGACTGGATTTGCTCCAACCATTTTGACCGCATTGATTGTTGCAATCATAGTGAAATCTGGAACAATGACATCATCTCCGGGTCCTATACCGCAGCTCATGAGTGCAAGCGCAAGGGCCATGCTTCCGCTCGTTGTCATCACCACGTGTTTAACGCCTATGAAGTTAGCGATCATTTCCTCTAGTTTCGTAGTCTGCTGGTACTCGGTTACATAGTTTATGCCGTCTTTCATGTAGTCAAAGCATGCATTTGCTTCGCAGATATCAAAATTAGGACGCGTCTGCTGAAGCATCTCCTTTTGTGAATGCCAATCCATCATCTCTTCAAAAGACTCATTCTTCCTAGACATCTGGTAATACCCCCCTATAATCATCTTAACTGGCTTACGTATCTGATCGGGATCACGGGGATTGGTAGTTGTGATCTCATTTTGAATCAAATACTTCATATAGTCTGCCTGAGATATCGTACGAAAGTCCAACGATATACGAATCGTAGGCTCTGTGTTCACCTGGTTATAGTGCGTGCATCTGTTTCCGTTGAAGATAAACAGCTCTCCGGTGTTCAGAGTTACACCTTCAAAATCCTTCTTTCCAGGTGCCGATTCAATAAATAGTCTATTCGTTCCATACATCGACGTGATCGGAACTAAAAAATTACGCTCGCCAACGGGATGACGTCCGATGTGGTCTGAGTCGTAGTGGGGAGGAACAGCTGTATTGTTTTTAAACTGGAACCGTACGCTCGGAAACGACTGGTAAATCATGAACTCCTCATCGGGATAATACTGCATATAGATGTGCCGTACAAAGTTACAGTACAGCTGTTTGAACGCTGTATTGGTTTTGATATCGGTATAAAACTTTTTATGGAGGTCGGTTTCGATATCTTGGAGCCCCGTACCTGAGTAACTTGCGGATTCTAGATGTTCAAGGTCTTTCATTCCAAATAACGTCTCGAAGTATCCTCGAAAATCAAATTTTTTGGGGTCGTACGCTACGACCATATGGTCTCCGGAACGCCGTAACTGTTTAAAGGATTCGGAATCCATATGTATATACTGAATAAGTAACTGTTAAACCGCTAAACGCGTGGGGATGTGTTATTTACGTATGAAAGGTGTATTCCATTAAAATAATGATGTTCACAATAGAAATATTGACCGGTCTAGGGAATGTTCTAAAATCATTTATTACCGCACTGTCCATGGGTCCAACGAATATACGCTGTCGTAACGATCTGTGGCATCCAACAAACTATCGTGAAATTCTAGACGATAGTCATATCTGCTTTCGGGGAGAAGATTATGGACACCCTTTTACATCGTGTAGGTTACTCATATTGGCATCGGAAGGCAGCGAACAGAAGCATCTCGATAACGAGTTTAATCGTACAAATATAATCGACGTAGCGGTAACATATCCGGATTTGAAGCATCTGTTCGCAGAGAAAAATATCGACTGGTTCTATGACAGGTCGCTGATTTCGGATAAGGTGTTTAACCGAATTATGGGTGGAATCGAGAAGATTAAGTGGCGTCCAGAAGTATTATCAGAGGTCGAGCGAGTTCAGGCGAATTTTATACACCCGGTTCTCTCGATAAATATCCGAACATGGACACATAAGTACGATCCACCCAATCTGACAAGCCGGACGAATGAACCTGGGAAGCGGATATACAATTTTGAAACGTATAAGTCTGCAATCGAGAAGTTTCTACCCGACTGCAAAAGTGTATTTATTAGCACGGACAACGACAACGTGTTGCCAGAATATCTAGAGCTGCTAAAGGACTACAACGTAATTATCTACAAGCAGCGCGAGCATGTAACGCACCTACAATACTCTGCAGCCAATATTCTTCTATCATCAAAATGCGATTATCTCGTATGTAACCGACTCAGTACGTTCTCAGAGTGTATCTGGTGGTTTAGTGGCTGCCGGCAGAAGGTGATTTCCTTGTTCTAAAGCAGCTGACACATTTGATTTCCCCTGCGTTCTAAGCCGCACGACTGATAAAATGCCACGTTTGAATCCGCGCAGTCAAGCGTGATTTTATAGCAGTGACGAGACTCATTCATTATGTGCCTCATCAGCTGTTGACCAATACCCATGCGACGGTGGGAACTTCGTACGCAGACATCCTCCACGTGAGCATACACACACGTGTTCATAATCAGTTTATGTTCATAGATAACCGTCGCTGTTGCCAACAACTTCCCGTCTTCTTCATACACCCAAATATTTCCAGACCGCTGAATAGTCCGGAGAATCTCCGCGAACTGTTCAGAGGTAAAAGACGTAGGACGGAACTCGTTGATAAGTCCCAAATACTCTTGGTAGTCGGCTGGCGAAAGAACGCGAAACATGTATAACCATTACGCGCTTGCATTCTTAAAATGGCGCGGGACGTTGTCGTTGTCCGCAATCGGGATACGCATGAGTTTCTCCCCGTTAAAATGAACGATCCCTGCATCGTGGCATCGGCGAAGATGTTCTATATCCTTGCTAGAGCGGCTGTAATCAGTACTCTCTGCAAAACTCTCAACCTTTGTCTTGATTGCCCCGATACCGCCGAAATAACTCAAATGAAATCCAGCATCAGGAATTAATTCATTATGGCATGACTGGGTTACAGACGGAAGGAACATACCGCTAGGAAGATGAGACAGACGAATCGCAGACAGAAGTTTAAAATTCTTAAGCGTATCGTACTTGAGAACCTTTGCATGATGCCATTTGCGAGGAGTCGTGAATTCAATCGTATAGTAATACAGCGTCATTTCAAGAGAATAGACTCGACTACGAATGCGGGGAGAATTGTTGCGAAATCCGATAACGGTATCGCGTTTTGGGATTTCATCTGCATCCGATATCAGAAGAATATCGTCATTGGTCACACCCAGCTTATCTAGACCAACAACGATACACTCTCGCTGATATATTTCGCGGAACCAATGTTCGCTTACACCTGTGATGTGCGCTGCGAACGGATAGTTCTCTTCAAAATTTGTTACGATATGAACGATTTTGTCATTGTACTTGTCGAACAGATGCTTGTTCTCGGCATAGTATAGAGGCTTTGGTTTCCCCATGCTGTGCGTCTTCGTCGCTTCAACAAGGACAAATGCATCTACGACATCATAGAGTTCTTCCAGTCGTATCTTCAGCATTTCAAGCTCGTTGTAAAACATGAAGCAGTCTATGATCTTCATCTTCTTTATAGTATGTTTATACGTTCTAGGTAAATACGTAACGCGTCCTTTTCAAGCGGATTGATATGGCTGTTATAGTTTCGCACGTTGTCTGTCACGAGAAGATTCTTATACGGAGGTCGAATGTACTTGTATCCGTCGGATCCCTCAACCAAGCGCATAGACTGCGTTTCGCTGATAAGAGACTCCAACATCTTTTCTCCTGGTCGTAGTCCAGTGACCCGGACGGGCTTTCCGTACTTCTCCGAAAAGATGTCCATCAGATCTACAAGCTTCATGGAAATAAGCTCAGGTATCACGGTATCCCCGGACTCTGCACACGTAATCGCATGTTCAATCAACTGTACGCTCTGTTCAAGTGTCATAACAAAGCGTGTCATATCCTTGTGCGTCAGCATGAACTCTTTAACATTAGGATCCTGACCCATTTCGTGAAGGATTGGAATGATGCTGCCCCTCGAGTTCAGAACATTTCCGTAACGAATATTCACAAACTTGCGATTCTTTACGTAGAGCGACTTCTCAACAATTGCACTCTCAGCAAGTGCCTTTGCCATCCCATATGCGTTCGTAGGTTCGCAGGCTTTATCAGTGCTAACCATGACGACACACTCAAGATGGGTGAGTCTATCGTTGTTCTTCTCGACAGCATTGACTACATTGATAGGTCCCACGCAGTTTGTCTGAATACACTCTTCCACTGCGTATTCACATCGGTCAATATGTTTGAGAGCAGCCATGATAACAATAATATGGGGCTGAACTCGTAGAATCGCGGTTTCTACCCCATTGTAGTTGCGTATATCTCCAATGATGAACTTGAGGTTCTCCGAACGATACTTCAAGCTCATCTGCCAGTGCTTGCACTCGTCTCGTGAATAGTTTGTGATCGTGTTTCCGGAAAGATGGGTCTCAATAAACTTGTTTCCGAGGGATCCCGAACCGCCGAAGAGAAGGATACGTTTGTTCAACATTATATTAGTAGTTTCGTTAAGTGTAAAGGTATTAAACGTAATGGAGAGTATTCCTAAGACCTGTTTCACCTTCTGGCAGGGTGCGCAATTTTCAAAACTTCATTATTATACGATATACTCACTTGTCAAATACAACCCCGGAGTAGAGATAGTAGTCTATACCTCCTCGTCGTCCAGGGATATACTTGTCGACTGGAAAACTGATGAACACAATGTTCCGATTACAAATACACTGCCATTCTCATCGCTAAGTGAATTTGGAACGCGAATAAAAATAGTCCATGTAGATTTTCAGGAGGAGTACAATATTTCAAATGATATTTCGGTGGTCTTTAAAGCAGACTTCATACGTATCGCCAAGCTTTATGAACATGGAGGTGTTTGGTTTGATTTTGATATCCTGTTCATACAACCGATTCCCGAATTCATCTTCGATGTCTCATCGACCGAGTTGTTCTTTTTCTGCTATTCAAACACTATTCCTACCGGGTTTATAGCATGTCGCCCGAAGATACCTATTGCGGAGATCCTATTTTCCCATGCAAAGCGTTTAATTACAGTGCCCGGAGACTATCAGAAAATCGGTCCATTCCTATGGACAATCCTCTTCGCAGAAAACAGTCATCTTTTTACAAACTCAACTTGTCTGGACACAAGTATGATATATCCGTATCTACCAGAGACTATTCATGAAATTCTAAAAAATGGAGGCGGACTTAATAAGATAACTGAACATACGTTTGGTGTTCACTGGTTTAATGGGGATCCAGCCATCAAGAAGTTTATAAATAAACCTCGAAACAGCGTTTTGTACCCGACAAACTGCATACTCAATCGGTGTATATGCAAGACCCAAATCGACCCATTTTTATGAGTTGTCTAACCCAAAAAATAGACGCTTGTTGGCGCTGTTTTATATTTCATTAATCACTCCAATCATCCCAATGTTTCTTAAGCCTTAAGAAAGTGGATCTTGAGGTACGACTGGAGGTTCAGGTACGTGACCGTGTCCTTGTCCGTAACCTTCAGCAGGCGGGACAGCACGCCGTCCGGGATGATGCGGCGCTTGTTCGCCGGGTCAAAGCACGAGTTGGCCTTGACGTAGTTGGCGACGAACTTCGTGACCTCCGTCTGCGAGCGCTGCGAGCCAGCCGCCAGCTGCATGAAGGCGCACAGCTCCGGGGAGAGCGCGCGGGGCTTCAGGAAGGCGTTCTTGGAGCGGCGCAGCTCCCACGCGGCCTTCTCCTCCGGCGTCATGTCAGCAACATCCTTCTTCACGCGGCGCTTCTTGCCCGCCTCCTTGACCTGCTTGGCAACCGCCTTCGCCGCGACCAGCGTGTCGGCGATGACAGCCTTGAGCTCATCGGCCAGGCGCGCGCGGATCTCGCGCAGGCGCTCAACCACCGCCGAGATGGACGGGGCCTCGCCGGCAGCGGGCGCCACCTCCGTCGAGGGGGCAGGGGCAGCAGCAACGGGGACCTGGACCTCCGTCTTGGCCGCCGTCTTGCGGGGGGCAGCCGCCTTCTTCTCAACGGCGGGGGCAGGGGCAGCCACGGCGGGCGTGGTAGCGGGGGCAGCAGCGGCCTTCTTCGCAGCAGCGGGCTTCTTGGCGGCAACCTTGGGATCAGCACTCATGTTTGTAGTAGAGGCAGACGCAGTTGCGGGCATTTCTAACGCGGTTATGTATACATCACCCCCCGACCGCGTAAATAGGTTTGAAATATAAAATTATGAGTAAGGACTAAGGATGAGCAGTTCAGCAGTAGGATTAGGGTCTTGGAAAAAAGGGGGTCGTGTCTCTGATGCAAGTGCGGTCACCCAGAATATTCGTGCAGTAGCCCAGGGACAGGCGGATGCGACCTATGCGAACACACAGAAGAAGAACCCGTTTCGGATGTCTCAGGCGATCTTGAACGGGACAGCGTATGGGGGTCAGGTGTTGTCTCTGAAGAACTTAGAGAATCCCCCAAGCGCGTAGATAGGTTTGAAATATAAAATTACGAGTAAGGAGTAAGGATGAGCAGTTCAGCAGTAGGATTAGGGTCTTGGAAAAGGGGAGGTCGCGTCTCTGATGCAAGTGCGGTCACCCAGAACATTCGCGTGGTAGCGCAGGGACAGGCGGATGCGACCTATGCAGGGACGCAGAAGAAGAACCCGTTCCGGATGTCTCAGGCGATCTTGAACGGGGCTGCGTATGGAGGCGAGGTGTTGTCGCTGACGATTATACAGCAGGGGTACGTACCTACCCTGATTAATATTGAGGATATTGCTACATATGATCCTGAATATATGTGGTATGTATTAAATGGCAACTACACTATTGCTAAGTCTCGAATATTAAATATACCGTATGGTGTTTCGTTGCGGATTGAAGACGGGAACACATTAACGAATAACGGCACAATCAACAACGTTGGCACAACCACCAATGTCGGCACATTAACGAATAACGACACATTCAGCAACAGTGGCACAACTCTAAACGTCGGCATATTCACCAACACCGGCATAACTGAAAACGTCAGCGCATTCACGAATAGCAAGACATTCAACAACGATGGCACATTCAACAACGATGGCACAACAGTCAACTACAATTTCACAACTCAGAACACCATCGAATTCTTCAACAATGGCACATTCAACAACGATGGCGTATTATCGAATAACGGCGGAGGTGGAAACTTCGGCACATTCATCACCTATGGCACAATCAACAACGATGGCATAATTAATAACACCGGCACAGACGAGATCGGCGTATTCAACATCCATGGCATATTAAACAACGATGGCACAATTGATAACACCGGCACATTGAGCAACATGGACACTGGCACAATCAATAACACCGGCATAATTAATAGCGCTGGCACATTCAACAACTCCGGCACATTCAACAACACACCTGCTTAATCAACAAGTAGGTCGGGGGCATTGCGAAGATTATATATCATAGTATAACAAGCATGGCTACAGTCCCAAGTGCGCCTACCAATCTCGTTGTGACATATGTTGGTTCTGGTACAGTATCGATCTCCTTTACACCAGGATCAAATGGAGGTTCTGCCATAACCAATTATCAGTATTCCGTTGATGGCGGTGAATCCTTTAATGCCTTCAACCCTGTAGATACCACGAGCCCTGTTGCCCTTAGTGGTCTAGAGGATGGCGTAGTCTATACTTTCGGGCTCAAGGCTGTAAATAGCGTGGGTGAAAGCGAGGCATCATCTTTCGTTGATCACCTGGTATATGGTCCAGCGGATGCACCAACTGGTCTAATATCGCTGAATAGATTGAATGGAATCATTTCTCTTTCCTTTGTAGAAGCATCAAATGGAGGTTCTACCATAACCAATTATGAGTATTCGTTGGATGGAGGAAGCACGTTCGCGGCGTTCAATCCCCCTCAAACGACCAGCCCCCTTTCAATATCCGGTCTGACCAATAACACTCAATATTCGATCGTTTTGCGTGCAGTGACCGAAGCGCCTGACAACGCGAGCTCCGATACACTCAACATATTTTACTCGGGCCCCGGCTCATTCAACAACAGCGGCACATTCAGCAACGACGGCACAATCAACACTACTGGCATAGTCTATAACACTCTCTCTATATATAACAGCGTCACAATCACCAACGACGTCGGCGGCATACTCTATAATGTCGGCCCAAGTGGCGAAATCATTAACAGCACACTAATCAACAACTACGGCAACATCAACAACGCTGGCACATTCTCTAATCTAGTGGGCTCCACAACCAACAACACTAACACATTCTCTAACACTCTCTCTCTATGTAACAGCGGCACATTTGCCAACGACGTCGGCGGCATAATCTATAACACTGGCCCAAGTGCCGAAATCATTAACAGCCTATTATTCGACAACTCCGGCACAATCGACAGCTACCAAGGCACATTCTCTAATGAAGCGGGCGCCACAATGAACAACACTGGCATATTCTGTAATGTAGTGGGCACAATCAACAACGCTGGCATAGTCTATAACACTCTCTCTCTATGTAACAGCGGCACGTTTGCCAACGACGTCGGCGGCACACTCTATAATGTTGGCCCAAGTGGCGAAATCATTAACAGCCTAATAATCGACAACTCCGGCACAATCGACAACTCCGGCGGCATAATCGACAACACTGGCACATTCTCTAATGAAGTTGGTGCCACAATCAACAACAACGACGGCAGCTTTCTCTATACTTACGACGGCGGCCTACTCACTAACGACGGCGACATCAACAATGCCGGCATAATTAGTACTTCAAGTGGGGGAACCTGTGGAGCTGGAACACTCACCGACAACGGCACTATTACTGATATTGGTAGTGGTACACAGAATACCGATTGCCCGCCGTAGAGGACTTACATATACCATAATCGCGTTTAATATAGGGATATGACAAACCAATGCTCTGGGCAGCGCTGCTGACTATGGCATCGGTCGTATCCGCACAAACCATGGGATACGACTGGAACGGGTTCTCAGCATCCGGTCTTGGTTGCGGATCGGATTCAGGTGCGCTCAATGTAGGTCTCAGCCAATCCCTACCTCCTGGCGCCACGGGTCTGAAAGTCAAGCAGATCGCCTTTGCAATTTACGGAACCAACTCCCTCCCTGCTTTCATTCAGCTGCACGGAAGCACCGCCACGCCTCGTCTCTCAACATCCTCTGCTGTTCAGTGCTGCGGGTCAGGATGCGATCTGGCTGTTCAAGTAGCGGCAGCGGGATACTCATGGTACAATTCTCCCTGTGGTCGGCCCCCCTGCACGAATGCCAACAAATGGTATTATATGGATTTCTCGGGGACAGCGGTTGGAACAACGGAACAAACGGGTATATGGGAAGCAACCTTCTACAATTCCGGAGGATCCCAGATCGGTGCCAACATGATCAATCTCGGGTCGGGGTCCGTGTTTTTCATGTCCTATACCGTTATCATTCCGTCTCCCACACCAACCCCCTCTCTCACAAAATCTCCGGTGTCGCCAAGTTTGACGGCTTCGGAGACTGCATCTACCTCTATCTCTAGAAGTGTCTCAGGGAGTCCGTCCGTGGATCCAACGGATTCTCGGTCCGTAAGCGCGAGTCGGAGCGTATCCTCCAGCGAAAGCGGGAGTCGGAGCACATCTCGCAGTCCCTCGGCTGATGCAACTGATTCACGAACGTCTTCCAGGAGTAGGAGTGCTTCTCGAGCTCCTTCGGTAACCGTATCTCCGTCCCGCCCTGAGTCCCAGTCTGTGTCTGTATCTTGGGGCTCCAGCTCTAGTATATCTGAAACTACATCGTCTAGTCCCAGTGTAACACTAGCAGAATCTCAAAGTACCACTGTATCTTCAAGTCCCAGTTCCAGTGTTTCACCAACCACCGATGTATCTTCCGTGTCCATATCTGCTAGTAATTCCATGACCATATCTTCAATTGCCGCAGTGTCAGGGTCTGGATCTTCCAGCTTAAGCCAGAGCCAAAGCCTTTCTCTTTCACCAACGGCTGCTTCTACCCCTTCTATCAGCGCTACAGCTTCAGATTCACCTTCACCTTCCCTAACGACTGCCATAACTGCTTCTCTCACAGCATCTGAGTCCATCTCTTTATCTCCCACACCATCGGCAACGTTCAGTTCTTCTGTTTTTCCAACACAGACGTCTAGTTTGAGTACAAGTGAATCTACGACAGCCGGGGTATCTCAAAGCGTGACATCCTCAGTATCTCAAAGCATGAGTTCTAGCGTGACGGGAGCTGTGTCGCAGAGCGTGACGGGAGCTGTGTCGCAGAGCGTGAGTTCTAGCGTGACGGGAGCTGTGTCGCAGAGTTTGGCAGCGACATTCTCGTCTGTCTCCAGCTCCAGCTCCAGCCTATCCGGTAGCTCCAGCTCCAGCTCCAGCCTATCCGGATCTCCAAGCTTGAGTGTCAGCGTCTCTATCAGTTCATCGGGTATCCCTCAAAGTTTCCAGCAGGTGAATAATATAAGCACAGCAATGTCGGCCACCTCCACTCCGCAGTTTTATACAACTGCATTCCCAACAACAACCCCAACATACAGCCCTACCCAGAACGCCACACTTCCTATCATCGTGGTTGATGGTCAGGCTACAAACATGACCACCACAAACGCGCTCCTTGGAACTACGCTGGCTCTCATTATCGTCGCAGTCGCGCTGGCTGCTGGACGGTACCTCCCCGCCGGATGGGCACAACGGTTTCGTCGTATGATTCCTCAATCCACAATTGATAAGTTCAAGCGCGATCCCCTCGGATCCGTCACCGAGATGGTCAATGATCCCAAGAGCATTCTTAAGAGTCTCAAGATCCCTGATAGTGTGATGGAGATGGTTCCTCCAGGCATCAAGGATACGTTCCTTCCTACAACAGAAGCTGTAGGTGTAGAACCTGCGGTTACACCAGAGCCCGAGCCCCAGCCCGAGCCCAAGGTTGAACCTGAAGGGGAGCCAGACACGAAACGCAGGGTTGAGCCTAAACCAGAACCGCAACCGCAACCGCAACCGGAGCGCAAGTCGGGGCCAGAGCCCGAACTGAAGCAGGAGCGCGTTCGCGAACCCTCTCCAGTGCCGTCCAAGAAAGTCGTGTTTGAACCCGAAGCAACTAACGATGTTGTAGACGTCCCTGTACTCCCGCGCACCGAAAGCCACGAGGTCGTGGATCTCGGAGGAGTTATCGTTCAGGAGCAGAAAGATGAAATCCGCAATCCCGTCACCCTGCAGATCAGTGCCGACGACCTTGCAGAGATTCAGTCTATGCTGGCGGAAAAGAAGAAGGCACACGCTGTGGTCTAACTAAAAAAACGCCTCGCTTCGTGAGAAAGCAGAATAAACCGAAAACGCAAAATTATCAGGGGCTTTCACATTCTGCTGGAAAATCGCCATGAGAATTCCAGCCACATCTGTGCTCAGATGTGTAAGACTTGGGTATGTGTGCAAAACGTTCCTGATATTTTTGATCCAGAGGAGATGCTTCAGGCGAGGAGGGGTTGGTTTCATGGCCGCTGCCAACCGCATATCTTCCATGAGGGCACTGACAAACAGGGCTAACTGCGAATAACTGAACGAAATGAAGTTTTCATGATGAACGTCAAAGCCACACTCGCGAATCAACTGAGCAATACGCAGCCATCGTCCATCCCTCCGCTCTGTAGCAGTCATAGGTCCCGGCTGTCCTTCATGATACATTGGCCTCCCCGAAAGTCTTCGCCACTCACAAAGTTTCCTAAACCTCCGGAGATCGTCTACAGGGATTGGCGTACGCGTCCATGGATTCTGGATCTCCAATTCCTTCTGCGCCCACTGAATCATTGTGCGCTGATCGAACCAAAACACCTTCCCCGACTCCATGATAGAAAAGTAATCAAACGGATGAACTTCCGTCTTGGAATCGAGAGTGCTTACATCGTCGTCATTGTTGCAGAGAGATCTCCGTAGAACCCCGGGTCCTGCCAGTTTCAGGGGGATGCGTACGCTATACCCTCTCCACAATGCTTGGAATCTCCGAACACACAAGAGTGCCCCCGGAAACTGAGTGATCCACATGCGTGTATGACGGGTCTTTAGGTGTCGTCTGCAGCACGAAAACCCTGAGACGGAGCGTATGCCACACCGTTCCCATGATTGTTGATTCTTACATGCAAAACACTGCATTCCACTTATCTATTACTTTCATTGATGGTTTAAATACGCGTCCGCACTTGAAACGATTCCGTGAGACAAAAACGGATCGCCCGTCAGCCAAGGTAGTCTAACAGCACAACCCAACACATACAACATGGCAGCACCCGCAGTCGTCAGCGTTTCTAAGATCTCCGCGTCCGATATTCAGTTCTCTGAGCCCAAGATCAACAAGCAGGGAGGCAAGTCAATCGCATTCAAGTACCGTAGCCAAAATGTCCAGTTCCGTTTCCCTCTCCTCGGCTTCCCTGGTGGTGTGCTGATGAAGGAGAACGAGAACAAGGATGGGAGTACCTCAACCTCTTACACGATGTCCGCTTCGCTCCAGGGCTGCGATCCGTACGGTCGCGAGCCTGCAACGGGCACGGACGAGGTGTCCAAGTCCTACAACTTCCTCCGCGACTTCCAGGAGTCGGTCATTCAGGCCGCGGTCGCGAACTCGGCTGCATGGTTCGGCAAGAAGCGCGGCGAGGAGTCCATCCGCGACTCATTCAACAAGTTCCTGAGCGTCTCGGTCGATAAGACCAACGACGGCTGGGTCCCGAACGGCAAGTACCCGCCGTCGCTCCGCTTCAAGCTGCCCGTCTATGACGGCAAGGTCAGCATGGACGTGATCGACTCGGAGGACAACACGATTGCTCTGGCGCCGACGGAGCTCCAGGGTGCTCTGCCGAAGGGCAGCCAGGCGAAGATCATCGCGCAGGGCAGCATCTACATCATCGGCCAGGGCTTCGGTCTGACGTGGCGTCCGTCCATGATGCAGGTGTTCAAGCGCCAGCGCAAGACGGCGCGCGAGTACTTCAAGGAGGATCAGGAGGACGGCGAGGAGGTCGTTCCGGTTCCTTCGGGCGGTGCCAAGGCCGCGTTCGCCGAGGAGGAGGAGGCTGAGGAGGAGACGGTTGAGGATGAGGCTCCCGCGCCTACGCCTACGGCTTCGCTGCCGGTCGTAGAGGCGCCGTCGTCAGCCGCCAAGAAGCCGGCGGTGCGTCGCAAGGTTGCGTAAGCACGCGTATCGGAGGGAGGGATATAGATAACGCCATCATCATCAACAAAAATCGTTGAGAAGACATCAAACTTCGGTGTCTTTTTCACTTGCGTACATCCTGGATGACCTCCTCCGCCACATCGCACACAGAGATGGTCGGCGGAAGTATATCCTTTGACGACATCTGCGGGAGTCACAACGGTGAGAGACGTCCGTGCTTTGATGTCGCGGACAGTGTCCCAGCCATGTTTCATGCAGTCTTCGTAGGCCGCTTCGGACATGATGTTCCAGAGAGTCTTGTCTGCACTCTCCCACTCCTCCTGCAGAAGGGTTGCCCACACATTCTCGTGGAACCAGTAGCACGTGTAATCCTCCTCGGTGGTATGCTCAACCAGTCCTACACGCTTGTAATCGTCATATAGCCAATACACCTGCAGTTCGCTGGTAGAAAAGGTCGGATCTAGATTGCCACGAAATACGGAACGACCGTCGTATTCATATTCAGAGACATCGGAGCCCAGATCAAATTCGGTAATATCTTCATCAACAGGGTATAGAGTGCCACTGGCTGAAAGCATTACTGAGTAGAAATAAGATATGCAGCCAAATAACCCGCACCCACTTCCAGCAGTTTTATAGCTGTGTGCTCAAGGGAGTTTCCGGGACGTATTTCCCCTTGAAATCCAAAGAAGCGAACCCCGAGAACATATTGTAGAACGTGGTAAGCTACAATAGGAACCAGCAGAATAGGGTAGAGGTAGGCTAGAGCACCCGATAGAACGTGGAGAACCACGTAGATCGGATCCTTGTACCAGATCTTCATCATTATGTAAAGCTCACAACAATCTTGACGTCATGTTTCTTCAGCGACTTGGTGGCAGAATGCGACAGCTCGTGGCGCTTCTTCCGTGTGTGCTCCGTCTCCTTTTTTGCATCTCCGGTCGTCGTCATACGCGTCTCCATATCGGCATGGATATCGTCGCGATGGGTGAAAAGGTAATCAATAATACCGTCCTCAATCGCCCACGCAAAGAAGTTCAGCTGGCCGACGGTGGTGGAGATGCCACGGAAGTCCAGGCGCTGCCACCGGCAGAAGGGGTCGAACATCTTCTTGCTGTAAGCTTTTAGATGGGACTTGTACGCCAGATACACAATGACGTGGCGATCGTTGTGCATGTAGGACACATTATTCTTCTTGGCATAATTGGTAACAAACCAGTCCAGGATACGTAGAGAGACGTTGGACTTACCACCCAGGATGTTCTGTAGGAGTTCTGTGCGTTCTGGGGTATAGAAGGATTCAAGACGATGAAGGACCCAACCCTCCTGCGTAGAGATTTCGGTTGTAGTTGTCATTATCTAAACGGACCTCCTTTTCTGTAAGGGCTTTCGTGATAAAACGGACTAACTTTAACGGAACTAGCCTAATAGAACAATGGAAGTGTTTGAGCTGCCCTTAGATGCCTGTACGCACCTCACACACCGAATCAAGGCCATTTGCCGGGATCGTGGATATCACTACAAGAACTATAAAGCACAGGTACATCGACTTCTGGCGACCGACTTGGGTAAAGTGTGGGCCCGCCGCCGTTCAATTCACCGGGTTCTACGAGACTACGGAAAGGCCGATCAGCGGACGGATGCCTGGCACGCCAAGCGGTCTGAAATGATCACTGCATCCGAGGTGACGAAAGCATTTGCTGCTGCGACTCCTTCTGGAAAGCGCGAGCTTCTTCTCCGAAAGTTGGAGGGACCAAAAGTAGAGGGCGGTGGTCCTATTGGGGCCTGTCTTTGGGGTACTCAGTTTGAGCCGCTGGCCAAGAAGATTTATGGGGATATGCAGGGTGGAGCCGAGATTGTCGATACCTCCTGCGTACAGCACCCGGTCCATAGGTTCCTAGGAGCATCACCCGACGGGATTGTTTTGACCAAGGATCCCCTTGATTATCGATGGGGAAAGCTGGTAGAGTTCAAGTGTCCCATTAGTCGTCCTTTCACCCAGAACAGTCCGATCCCTGACGCCTACTACCACCAAATGCAAATGCAAATGGAGTGCTGCAACGTGGATGAGTGCGATTACGTGGAGATGCAGTTCAAGACAGTACCAAAGTCGGTATGGAACGACTCAGAGTCGCCTTACAAGGGTGTGATGGCGGTCTATGACAATGGGACCATCGAGCATATGGACGACGAGGCGGACTTCGTAAGCTGGAAGAGTTCTCTTGCAGGCGACGAGTTCAGGGTGATGTTCTGGATTCTCAACAATATCCGTATCGAGAATGTTCCGCGCGATCCTCTGTGGATGAAGACACATCTAGACGAACTAAAAGCGTTCTGGGCGATCGTGGAAGAGTGCCGGAAAGACCCTACCAAAATAGACCAGTATGCCCCTCCCACTGCCCCACGCGATGGCCCGTCGGCGACCCCCGAGGTGGCTCACGAGCGTCCGGCGCCCGCAGATGGTTCGTCTGCTGCGCGTACGACGACCCTGCGCCTGCAGTTGTCCGATTATACTGAGACCGATCAATGAACTCTGGGACTCCAAAGTGCTCTGTTCCACGTGACGCAAACAGAACGCCAGCAACCACAAGGGCGGCAATTGCGACCATCAAGATGCTGCTGTTTTTCATATTATTTAAAACGGATGAAAAGAAAGATACATAAGAATAACATCATACACAATGGAGACCCTTAAACTCATGCTGTCTCAGCGCGGTGTCCCCGTAACGAACGTCGAGACGCTCACGGTGGAATTCCCAGGGACGGTGACCAAGATTGGCGATGTCATCGTCTTCAAGAGCACTCGCCAGCGTATCAGTGAGAAGGATGTCCTGACTCTGGTAGGTCTAACGCAGGAGCACGGGGGAAAGACGGGTATTGTGATCGTTCCTATCCCTCCATCTGAGACGATCCTCTACGCCGTATCGCAGCAGAGCCACATTCTGCAGATCTTCCACGAGAGCCAGCTGATTGATATTTCTCGGCACAGGGCTGTCCCTCCTCACCGGATCCTGACGCAGGATGAAGTGAAGGCGTTCCTAGCCAAGTATAACATCTCTACGGACAAGATTGTTGCAGCCATGCAGAAGGATCACATTCAGTTGGATGCGGAGACGTCAGTTCTGCAGCAGATTGCGATGAAGTACAAGGAGTATTTCCCGATGCCCCAGATTTGGTCGCAGGATGCTATGGCGCGCTGGGTGGGTGCTAAGCCGGGCGATATCGTGGAGATCCTCCGGAAGAGCATGACCGCTGGCGGTACGCCTTACTACCGATTTTGTGTAGCCAGTGTATAATAATGGAGCAGTTCAATAAGCTTCTCGAAGAATACAAGGGCAATTACATTCAATTTTTAGCTACCGGAAGTGCTGAATACCAACGTGCCTACAAGAAGGCTCAGGATTTCATAGAGAAAGCTCTCTCACAGAAACGCGGTATTGTGGAAAAGGAGGCAGAGAACATGCAGTATTTTAGTCAGTCGTTTAAGGAGGACAATAGCGCGCTGTCATCTATGTACGATATGGGTACCGACATGTACAAAGATGCAGATAAAGTGCAGGATCAGTTTGAAGCGTCTAAGACTCGCTACGATATGATAAGTACTATCGGAGACAAGGGAAATAAGGTTAATGTAGCACTGGGGTACGCGATCCTGTGGCGAATCGCGGTTGTCATTCTACTGATACCCGTGCTTGTTCTTGTAGGGTATTTCTGGACGCAGTCATCGGCTGTATTTGGATTTGGAACACCCTCTACCGCCTACGCCCCCCGAATGTAGTAGCGGGAGCTGGAGCAAAGAGGGTCGGGGCAGGAGACACAAACATACGATACACAAATAGGACGAACACGACAAGGAGGAGAATGAGCGCACCGGCAATGAGTCCAAAGTAGGTCATCTTGTTGGTAAAGGTCGTGTTCTCCAGTGTCTCCTTGAGACCCTTGAGTTTTGTTGTCTCATCGCGAAGCGACCTGAGTTCTCCAAGTTGTTTCTTGTAGAGTTCAAGATCGTTCTTGAGGTCGCGGATCTTGTACTTGGAGTACGTATTAAGTTCGCGATTTCCATTCGTCCAAATACGAAGCAGACGATTCACCGCCGAGGATAGACGCTGGTTTGTCTGCACAATGGACTGGAGGGATGCGGCGCGTGCTTTACCATCCTTCTGACGAAGCGCGTCGCGAATCATGCGAAGATAGCCACTTTTTATTGAGCCATAAGAACTCATAGACGTCGCGAGTTCCCGCGACTTGGTTTGATCGTAGACTTCAGGATCCATTATATTTGGTAAAGGAAAATTCCGTTGATGGAATATAAGAAGGATGGCAACCTACATCAGCGCATTCAATACTGCCTCAAAGGACTTGGCAGGATACGTGCAGAACCAGTTATCGACGGCTCTTGGCTGGCGTAACATCCCTGGTCAGCTAAACAAGATCTCGGCGTCTTCGACGGGTCATGTGTGGGGATTCAACGTGAATGGCGACATCTACCGCTGCAAGGAGCCTTGCGATGGACAGAACTGGCAGTACTATGAGCGACCTGGTGGGGTTGATGGAATGCCTCTGGATATCAATACTGACGAGTCCAACGTCTATCTCCTGTATGCTCCCCCAGCTCCTCCTCCAGAGGATACGGGCGCCGCCATTTCTACAGGTCTCATCAATGTGGGCGACGTGGGTATGCCGCCGGGACACATTTCTCCCTACTATAACGGCGTTATCGTGTCATCAAGCTTCCTGGGTCCGAATGCCGCAAGGGTCGCTGAGCTCAGCGCCAGTGGGAAGTACACGCTGACCGTGAAGGACGAGAAGGGTCAGTCGTCGTCAGTTAAGATCACGAACATGGGATCGGGTGGATTCTACTACGTGATCTACAACAATAATTTCTCTGGGGACACGATGGACAAGAAGTTTGCGGGGTCTCGTCAGCTGTCGCTTGAGATCAAGGCGCCGGCTGGACCGAAGAAGGAGCTGCCTGGTGCGCTGGTTGCGATGCGTCCAGTCTCAGGAGGCGGTGGTTGGAAGATGCTCAAGGTCCCGGGAAGCATGCCGAAGTACGCGACAATCAACCTTACAGACTCATTCATGTTCGTGGGCAAGAAGGGATGCGCGAAGCCCTGCACTACGGGAGCGTGGGTGGATATTAATGTGCCTGGGTCGGGAGCAGGTGGAGTCATCGCCGCTAGCTCGGGTTCAGTGTATGCGGCTGCTCCGACAAACGATGGCACGAACATTTTGAAGAGTTCGCAGACGGGTCAGGGTGGATGGACAAATTTGAAGGGACTCAAGAATCGCCTGCCAGTGGCAGTTGCTACGGACAATCAGGTAATTTACACGACGAACGCAGCCTCGGGAGCGGTTGAGCGTTGCGAGGCGCCGTACGACAGGGCGACGTCGTGCAAGCCTGCTGATATGGAGGGATACAGCGTCTCTGGTCTGCGCACACTATCGGTGAATCCCTCAAGCAACCAGGTGTATATGACTGCGCAGGAGAACGGAGAGGCGGGCAATATCTTCCAGCGCCTGGACGATATGGGCGGTTCGCATCTGCAGAAGGTTCTCCAGGGTGTTAATCCCTACGATAACCGCATGGATAACAATATCAACTCGATGGGAGACACGCTAAAGCTGCAGCACGAGAAGCTGGTGTCGGGCTTGACACGTAAGACAGCGATTGATGTTCTGCGCGATGCGATCAAGTACGATAGTGACCTGGGACCCGCGCGCGTAGAAACAGAGAATCTGCGTCGCGAGATTAGCTTCGGAAAGGATACTCGCAAGTCGTACGAGGCGAAGATGCTGCCGCTGGAGATCATTATTGCAACGTTGGCGGTTGTAGCTGTTGTGTTCCTGGTAGGCGGATCGGTGGCGTCTCCCGAGATTACGAGCGGGGTGGCGATTGTTGTGCTCATCTCGGGGTTTCTGGCATCAGTGTATTTTGCCGTGGTAAGATAATATGAGCGCCGGGGAAAAGTTTGCGCGATTGAGACAGGAGTACGATAGTAAGATAAAGGGGATTCAGAGTTCTCAGCTCCCGGGAAATATCAAACAGCTTCTTGTAAAACAGCTAAGTGATCAGTATATCCCTCAACTAGAGCCACTTCACAAGCAGGCGCTGAAAGAGCAGTCAAATGCTTCTTCTTCTTCCGCGAAACCCGACATGTCTCAAGAAAGTATCGAAAAACAGCGTCGTATCCAGGAGGCTTACAAGACATTTGAACGTGCTGCACGAACCCGCGACGAAGATCCTGAAGGGTTTGAGCAGGCAAAGTTTCAGTACTATTCCCTGAAGAATGGTCCTGATTGGGCCGCTCAGGAGAAGAAGCGGATTGCCGATACGAAGATGGAGCCAGTCATCTCTGCCTACCGCAAACAGTTCCAGGATCTGGAGAAGGAGCATTCTCTCCGTAAGGATTTCACCGATTCAATTGCCACAATTCGCGATAAGCAAGCGTCCATGAAGAGTTCCCTTCAGAAGACCTTTTCGTTCTTCAACGGAATCCTTGGCGATAAAAAGGACAAGATTTCGGTGTATGACCGATACCTTGAACTCACGAACCCCGATTACCGCAAGCTCCCGATAGGAACAAACGAGAGCCCTGATCCAGCTGTTGCTTATTTTTCCAAGTATCCTTCCTCCTTCAAGATTGTCTTGGATGTGTTTATTGCCCTCCTCATTTTGGCCATTGTGGTCCTAGCTGCACTCAAGGGTCGCAGCATGTACTCGTTCTATCAGAGTACGCCCAAGCCGTATGCTCTCAAATAATCAAGAAATGCTTAAATCCCGCATTGGGGGCAAAGCGTAAGTTCTCAACAAGAACCGTCATCGTTCCAAACGGGGAAAAGACTCGGCAGTAAGCCCCTGTGAGGGGAAGAGCATCAAAGGTTAAAAGACTGGCGTAGTCGTCATAGTAGATGATATCGTTATGTGGATCGAGGACGATCTTCATACCGTTGTATTCAAAGGATTGGTATCCCGTCCAGTCGCCCGTGTGGAATCCCGGATAAGCTCCTAACGACTCGTGGGAGGAAGCTTTCCATTTGGGAGGAATCTGGATATTCAAAAAGGGAACCCAGACGTACGAGAAGCGCAGAAATGCTGGGACCTCCCAGAGACTTGCTGGAACGCGCTGTAATTCAAACATGAATGGGATGGGTCCCCACTTTTCCGTACATGCATGGCACATTGTGAGAATGAGTTTGCCCGAGAGGCCTTCGCCGCGATGGTCTTTCATGACAACATTGTAGCACACGTAGATGGCGCGAACGGACTGAGAGGGTCCAATCCACCTACCATACTTAGCTAGGATCATACCCTGTCGTGGGATCCACGCCAAGATATCACCTGGACTCGCCGGGCATCGGCGAAGTTTGAACTCGTCCTCCCAAACAGACATACACCACGACTGGAGCTGCGGAGGTACATCCTTCCATTCTGCGACAGATACATCAGGATGCGGTTCATACATATGGTCTCGGTTGATCATTGAATATCGGGTGTCGGGAGCAGCGGCTTTCCGTTGGATTGGAAGGCTCTCCCACATTTCTTACATAGGTACAAGAGAGGAATGGAGACTTATTTAGCATATTGGGTGGTAGGTCTCACTATCCTCGCCCTGCTTATTGTGTATCACACGTGGAAAGCCGACCGAGAGATGTTTGATAATAAGAGAGAGGAGGGTCTGCCGTCCAAATCGCACGAAGACTACGATGAGATCTACGATGAGTTCTATGCAAGTGTGTATGACAAGCTCTTTACGATTCCGGAACGCGTATCCTTTGAGAAGGCATCGATCAAGGAGTACGGACTCCACGATTGGCCGAAGAAGGAAGTGAAGGTTCTTGACGTATGCTGTGGAACTTCGCCGCATGCTGACTGGATGTGCAGGGAGGAGATTGATCTGGTAGGTGTAGATACATCGGAGCAGATGCTAAAGAAGGCTCGTGAAAAGTGTAAGAATGGGCGGTTCTATAAGGGGGATATCACCCGGGTAGAGACGTTCCCTCCGAAATCGTTCTCGCATGCCATGATGCTCTACTTCTCCATCTACCAGTTTCGCAATCAGAAGATGGTTCTAGATAACATTTACTCATGGCTGCGTCCAGGCGGTGTCTTGATCCTGCATCTCGTGGATCCTGGAAAGTTTGACCCCATTCTCGATGCGGCGTCGCCCTTTGCCGCCTTTTCGGTACAGAAGTACAGCCGGGAGCGCGTGATTGATTCTGACATCTTCTTCGACAAGTTCAAGTACAAGAGCCGGTTTGTTAAGGAACCGGGCGATGACGATGCACGGTTTGAAGAGGTATTTGAGTTCAAGAATCCGCCGTCGTACCGCGAGAATATTCATCGCCTGCATATGCCAAGCGTGAGCGCGATGCTGGATATAGTGCGCTCAGCAGGGTTTTCTCGCCATGAGATGGTGGATATGACACCTGTTGGGTACGAGTATCAGTATCTCGTCTATTTTACCAAGTAGTCGCCGACTGCGTCTGCAGGCATAAATGAAAGCCTTTGCCACAGACAATAGGAATGGCGGCTATCAACGACAGCCGATCTGTCGCTGATTTTCAGCATTTTACCTTCTCAGGTCATTCCCGAAAACTTGCAAATAAATCCCTGCTTGAAAGTATTCAGTTAGGTCATGCGGATTATGCCTGTTACTGGAGTCTAGAACTTCTGTGTTCGGGTCTTGTCCATTCTCTCTGGGATACACTCTTTGAGAGCGCATCTCTCTACATTCATCGCTCCTGCCCAAATATTTTTACATATCTCACCTCGCAATACGAGCGGTTTGGGGCAATTGAGCGGGCATACTCAGTGAGTAATATGACTAGTATCCGGAATCGCGACGATGCGCGCAACCTTGTGTGTGAGACTGCGACGGTTCTAGCTATTGCCAAGAAACAGAAGACGGTCACTCTCCCTACCATCAAACCCGAACACGATTTCCAGGAGACGACAGTGCGCGAGAATTTGCGAGCAACGACTCAGCATGCGGGGACACCTTTTCTAAAAGAGAATGATCCATACGAGATAGGTATTCCATTTAACGAGTTTTGTTTTTCGATTCAAACCAAAGACACTCAGAGGGCACTCTACTGGATGTCCTGGATCATGCGATTTGCCTCGGAAAAGAAGAAGCAGACGAAACATACGTTTGAGTGCGCCGAGCGTCGGAATCCGTATATAGACTCTAAACACGCCAAGCATCTTCACTGGATGTTCTGGGAAGCTATTCGCGCCCAGGGGAACATGTATGTGGAAGCTCTGTTTAAATTGTACTGTCTGCGCTGGTCAAAGAACAAGACCTATCTGATTACAGCTGTTCTCTTTGTAACGGAGGCTCTGAACACGACTGAACCGGCACGGCGAAATGAGAACGACATTGCAGCCAACATGCACAAGATTCCGCAGTGGATCGAGACAATCGAAGCAACGAAAAATTCCTTCTCTTCAAGACAATAGATAGGTATGGCTGTTCTTGGTCATTCTCAGAAGGTTCAAATTTCGGCATTCCAGGCGCTGCTGTTTTTCATCCTGGCAAATCCCATTACGTTCTCGGTTGTGGACTCCCTCATTATGAGTGTCGTTGGTCCGTATAGCTCTATGCGTGTCGCAGAGGGTGGCTCGCCTACGGGATTCGGTCTCATGCTCCATGCTGCCGTGTTTTTCGCGGTGACTCTAGGTCTGATGTACGTTTAAGTGTTGGCTGTCTGAGTATATAATGTATCGCCTCATCTCACTGGCTAAGTATCCCTACGCCCTCCCCCAGCCGAAGAAGGATTACACATCCACCTTCGTTTGGTCGGGTTCCTACGTTCTTGATACTCAGGAAAAGAAGTGCTGGTCGTACCTTCCTCGCGAAGGAGGTTGTCTTGAACGTGTATCTCATCCTTACCCCCATCATCTATCGGCTGTTCATAATCAGGAGACGGTGCGAGTCAAGGTTTATAACAAGAACATGTGGTCCGAGAATGATGATCTGTTTATCGTAGCCGCGTAATGCGACAGAGTTTCCAAATCGTTCAAGCTAACAATGGAACTGACCGATATTGTCTATCTCGCCTTTGCCACTATTGCGGTGATTGTCTGTCTGCACGTGGGTGTGTTCTGGGTCTCTCGTCTCATTCAGCCCCCGAAGCCCCGTGTCGTGTATGTAGAACGCCCCGCCCCGCCGCCTCAGCAGCAGTTTGTCCCTCCTCCCCCTGCACCTCCGCCCGTCGCTCCCCCGCCGCCATCGGTTCAGGTACCGACATATGAACAGCCGCCAATCCCCCAGCCGTCGAACCCCGCACCCCGCATGGAACTCCCGCCGCCGATTGAGACGCGCCAGAGCAAGTGAGTGGTTTTGACAGAGTGTGTCTATATACATTATACCATGAACCGACTACGAACATTGTACAAATGGGATCCGGCGATCAGGATGACTCGTCAGGGAAAGGTTCCCTCTGAGTTTGCAGTGAAGGTTCCGCAGGGTGTTGGTACTCCAGGTTGGTTGTGTCTGACTCGTGACGAGCAGTCAAAACCGGTCTCGCTTTGGATTCCTCGGAGGGAGGATGCCCAGCCGCAAATCCTGCGTCTTGTGTGGGATGAGCGGTGCTACGAAGATACGATTTTACGCGTAGAATATACGGCTACTCACCTCTTTATTGCTGATGTGTGGCTGTGGAACGGAACACGTCTATTTGAAAAGATGAACTTTGCTGACCGGGCAACGTTTCTCCAGAATGCGATCCCAGTGGTCTATACTCCCTGCCAAGCCTTTGAAAGTCGTCGGGTAGCTCTTCGCGATACAGCTGCATCAGCCCGAGGATACGAGTACTATACGGATTTGCCTGGCGAAAAGGGTATTTACTCTGACGCAGTATCTACTCCAGTGCCAACTCCGGTTACGGATACAAATCGCTACGAAATTAGTGCTACCGACGTTCCTGACGTGTATTCAGTATCGGCAGGTGGGTACCTTCGCGTCAAAACTCTGGCACTCTCAAAAGCTCTTCGTTCATTGGGTAGGAAGTTCGTCCTCGAATGCCAGAAGAACCCCGATGGAACTTGGACACCTGTAATAGAATCTCATCCAAATACAAATGGCTCGCACTAAGAAAGCAGCGCGTCGTGGAGGTGGTTATGGATTTGGTGGTTCTATTCTGGGAAGCGCGAGCGGTTCCAATGCGGGAAACGCCATGTGGAACTCGGATACGTCTAAGGACTGCGGTGTGATGGCGAACCGCGGAGGTAACAATACGCTAGCGGGTGGTCGTCGTCGTGCTCGCCGTGGCGGTGTAGGTATGGTGGATGATGCCCTCCTGGCTGCCAGCACCGGATATGCTGCCCACCGCTTTGCGAAGAAGGGAGGGCGCCGCTCTCGTCGCGGAGGCGTGGGTGCTGTTGATGACGCGATCTTTGCACTCGGTACGGCGTATGCGGCTAAGCGCTTTGCGAAGAAGGGCGGACGTCATACGCGCGGGCATCGTGGAGGTAATGTCCTGGCTCTCCAGCAGCCGCGGGCGGGATACACGTTCAATGGCACGGGATCGGCGGGTCTGGCAAATGCGGTGCCCGTAGCACCGAATACGACCAATGTTTAAATTCTAGTGTATAATCAATGAAGTACACACTAGATACAGCCATTGCAGTCCTTATTCTCATGGTAGCTGTCGCTTTCCTTGTTCAGCGCAAGCTTGGATATATTGCTGTGTGGCTAGTGGTGATTACAGCAGTGATTGGCTATGGTGTCAAGATGTCTCTGACAGCGGCGGTGACTATCAGTGTAGCCACTGTCGTCGCTGTGATTCTCGTTTCAGGCCAGACCCTCAAGGAGCGCTATGAGAATCCCTCAAAGGGCGAGAAGGAGGGGAAGGAGAAGGATACGGACGAGAAGGAGCCAGAGCCGCATTCAAAGTCAAAGACCGAGCAGATTTCAGACAATAACCTGAATGCCCATCTGGATGCAGGAACCACAATTCTGCACGCTTTCCAGAAGCTGAACCCCCAGCAGGTTCTACAGATGCGCGATGATACCAAAGAGCTGATGGAGACCCAAAAGCAGCTCGTTGAGACGTTGTCAAGCCTGGGACCGCAGGTTCAGCAGGGCGCTGAACTGGTGAAGTCATTCCAGGGGATGTTTGGTGGAAACATTAGCGAGGTTCTGAAGAAGTAGAGCTCCAGCGGAGTACTGGAACATGTGATCTTGAGGCGAATTTGAGCGGATCTCTAGTGGGGGTACGCGAAGTCCGAGAGTGAGAATCTTCCATACCATAAGTGTTGTGCCGAGAGTATAGTATTCTATAGTCTCGCTCCAGCGCAGGATACATGAATAAAAGACCTGCAGGGATGATACCACATAGAAAATCATCTGAAGGGTGCTGTAGTCATATGTTCCTCCGTACGATGCGTAGATGTCCGGAAAACATAGAAATACGACCCACGAAATTAAATGGCTGAGCGGCTGTACAAACATTCCCGAAAAACGTAGGGCGCGAGATAGAAAACTGGGATCCGAAAACTGAGTGCGAAGTTCATTGTATCTCCACACCACCTTCCCGTGATTCGGATGTGCTGTGAGTGTTTTGATCATCTCCATGAGGGGCGTCAGAGATTATAATACCATTTGAAGGAAAATCTACCTGATTAAACGTCTTGTCCAGATAGGACCAGCGCAATCCCTTACCATTCTCAACAATAATATCGAGAAGGGCGCGTGTAATTTTATTCCCTTCGACGACGAATGGAGAGAGGAGAGCAGTACAATCTACCTTAGTACCCTCCTCTGTAGTATACCCAATATAATACCACGGGGGGATCGGTGACTCATATAGGTCGCGGATTCGATACGTTTCGCGAGGAACTAGGCTCCAATGCACAGCAACACGATGATCGGTAAAGTCGGGCGTCTCCCGGCGGGTGTGGTGGAGAAGAACCTTATTGGCATACACCTCCGGGAGCTCTTCGCGCGTATCTGCATACTCTGACCGTTCCTCCTCAAAATCATGGAGCTCCCATACCTCTGTCGCATACGTCGTTGTCATGCGACGGCAGCTTCCTAGATACACCGCATACACGGAGTGCCATGCGCGGATAAGTGTGTTGGCGATTGTCGTCTGGAACTCTTCCATTTTGTATTGTAGAACACGTTATCCTTAAACGCTCACTGAGAGAGCTTTGACCACGTGCGCGAATCCCTGTCGTCATGCACCGTCTTGCCGCGGTGCGTCGTCATCTCGCGAACAACCGTCTTGAGCTCCTCATCAATCTGAAGTCCCATGGCAATCGATGTCGCCAGGGCTGTGATCAGGAAGGGCGTGGCGATGAGAAACCAGGATACAACACCTAGGTTGAGGCGGCACAGCAAGTCAAGGATAAAGATCGTTGCACCTCCAAATATCACCTTGGTAACAACCGTGAACCACGCGAAGTCGGCAACATCAAAGCCAAGTTGGATAGCCAAGAACAACGCATAGAGAAGTGCAGGGGGGCACAGATTATCTATGAATTTCATTTTCGTGCTTTGTGTATAGAACATAAAAAATGAGCAGCAAGGAGGTTATGGAGATTATCAACAATACTGGAACCGATCAGGCCACAGCCGAGAAGGCTCTGGAATCATCGGGTGGAAACGTTTTGGAGGCGATCATTAGCTTGACGTCTGTACCGGAGGTGAGCGGACAGAAGTACATTCCTGCCGTGCCGAAGGTAGATGATGGTCTGACCCCCGAAGTGCGCGAGAAGCTGATGAAGGCTCGGAAGCTTGCTGATCTACTTACCTTCTCAGCGAAAAACGACCTCCGCGCAGCGGCAAGCCACCACCCGCAGCTGGCGGACGTAACTGAAGAGACGGCGTAGCCAGCTGTGCAACGGCTTTGTTCCCTGTAGTGGGAGCGGGAGCAAACCGTGTTCCGTAATCAAACATCTTCTGTTCGACATCGTTGATATCATTAAAAATGTTCAGTCCGTACGCTGTATCGTATGCCTGTTTTGAGTACTTCGCGTACTCCTCGGGGTTTTCCGAAAGAGTTTTGACTGCTGATATCCACTCCTGAAGTTTATTGTAATCGAGCATCAACTGCGAACCGGCGATCCATTCACACATTCCTTCGGTACTTCCAGATTCACGTGTATTTGCTACATCTGTTCCATCCATTGGCTTGGTATGTAAGACTGGGATCCCGTTGTACATTGCTTCAAACGCAACCCTTCCCCAGCTTTCATAGAGTGAGGTAACCAGAAGAATGCGCGTCTCCCTCATAATATCCCTGATATCGTCCTGAGCATCTATCCACTTAATGTTAGGTATATTCTCGGGGACTACAATCTTGTTGTAATAGGGGCGAACACCCATAAACTTAATCTTCGGCATCCGGGTCGCGAGCTCAATAAAAAGTGGCAGTCCCTTAAGAATATTTGCATTGATCAGCGTTACGTATTTTCCAGGAGGAGGCGTACCCCTCTCCTGGAACTTTACCTCGTTCTCAATCATGATTGGTCGAATCGGCTCCAGCGTCTTGAAATGGTGCTCTCCAATGCGAGAGCGAACATTATTCGTAATGTGATTGCTGATAACCCAGAGGAACTCGGCCCAATCGGGTTTATAAGGGAGTTCATTTATGTTCTCGCCAAAATGCATCGTGACAACTATGGGCTTATGAAACCTTCCATTCAAGCGACGGACAATGTTCAGCGTAGGAAAGTGAGCTGTAGACCAAACGTGAGCCCCACTCATCTCATGTTCCGCATTGGTGTAAAATACCCATGGAAGTCCGCGATACTCTCCGCGGATAGCGTACATCCCCCGCTTTGTAGTTACAAAGCTTACAGTGTGACCGCGAGCCTGCAGTAGTTTTGCAATCGCAATATCATGAAAGAATGCGCCGCATGGGTCGGGCATAAAATTAGCGAAGAACACAATTTTCATATTGATTTATTGCGATACTGCTTTCTGGCGTAGCAGACGCGTAGGATCTCCGCCGCGCGACCAGCTCTGGACGAAGTTTCCAGCCTCCTGGATGTCTGTCTTGACGCTGTTGAGTAGGGGATCAAACTGATTGGCAAAGAACTTGTCCGACACGGTAGAGCACTCCTTGCGCGTGCGCACCGGGACGCTCTGGATCAGCTGGCTCTCTGTATCCTTCTCTCCTGCCGACGGACCACCAGCCATGTAAGGCGTAGTAGCCCACGGACGAGCAAACGTTTGCTGGTGTCCCTTGGCACGCTGGGTGCCCGCATCTCCCAGGGCGAGACGAGAATACAGGTCAATGTCGCATCCGCCAGCAGCGGTATTGCCAAAATTGCCAGTGTAGTTCATGGTGACAAACTGAGACGCCCAGTCGGCCTTGGAGTCAAAGTCCTGGCAGGGACTGGGCTGTGGGCGAGCAGTGGATAGGTAGTAGTCCTGCTGCTGCTTGTTGTCGCGAATATCGTATCCCATCTGTGTTACATCATTTTTCGGGCGCGTCGGGGCATAAAACCACGATAGCGGGTTGTTGGTCTGAGGCTCCTGGTCAGTCATTATTACTAAAACGGATAAACATTTATGAGTTCGCTACTCTGGAGTATTAGTAGAATGTCCGTTCTTTGTCCTTGTGATTGGATTGAGCACGACCAGTACGGAAAGTATGTCATTGACGTCTATGGAAAGACCAGTGAGGGCGAGACCGCTATGCTCCAGATTCGGGGGTACAAGCCGTATTTCTACATTGACGACCACCCTGAAGCTCGCAAGATTCTGGTAGGCGCTACTCTGACATCCCAGAATAAGCATGATGTGTTTGGCGGGTTCAACTTCTACAAGACATCTCGGGTCCTGAAGGTAGAGGTTGGGTCCAAAAAGCAGTTCGTTGAGCTGTCGAAGGTTGCCAAGGCATCCGAGTTCAAGGTGTATGAAGCGAATCTTCCTCCTCTACTCCGGTTCTATCACGACCGCGAGATTTCTCCTGCATCTCCGGTGAGTTTTGTGTCATCAGGCAAGATCAAGTCCGATGACATCAATGGGTGGTATGTCGAGGCAGTCAATATCAAGAGCTCTGTCGGAAAGGAGGTGCCTCTGTTGGTCGCTGCATACGATATTGAGTGTACCTCGCGGAGCGGTCAGTTTCCGATGCCCCGCAAGTCGTGGGAGTATGTAACCAAGAAGATCCAGAAGGATTTGGAGACGGCGCCAGAGGATGAGTCGATGACCACAATCTTTCAGCGGCGACTGGCTCTGGAAGGTCTGCATCGCGAGGTGAAGCTCACTCCGTTCCTCACGAAGAATGCTCATCATATTGAGAATGACAACTGGGATGCAGTTGCAAGGGATCTTGAAAAGCTGGTGGGTGGAGATATCGGCGACCCCGTTATCCAGATCGGGATCACGCTGCGGTGGTCTAATGATATGATGAAGACGTATCGGCGCAAGGTGTTTGTGTGGGGTAGCGTATCTCCGTCAGATGATCCTACTGTCACATTTGAAGGATATGAGACGGAGGCGGAGATGATTGAGGCATTTGAGCAGTTTGTCAAGGAGGAGGAGCCTGATATCATCTGCGGCTACAATACGTATGGCTTTGATGACAAGTTCATGGTAGAGCGAGCAAAAATCAACGGACTAACCCTGAATCTCGGCCGCGGGTCTATCTGGGGCGATACCCTGCAGAAGAAGACGTTTGAGCTGGCGTCGGGGAAGTACGAGGTGCAGTACATGAAGACTCCTGGTCGGCTGACGATTGACTTGCTTCTGAATATGCGGCGCGAACACAATCTGGACTCTTACACGCTCGATAATGTGGCTTCCACGTTTCTGCGCGACAAGGTGGTATCGCTGGATGGCAAGAAGATCAATACCAAGACCACGCGTGGTCTGTATGTGGGGAACTACGTGCGGTTTGATATTGTGGCTAACACCCTGAATCCCTACCGCGAGGGTCAGAAGTTTCTAGTGACGGAACTGACGCCCAAGAGTTTCACGATTAAGGAGGAGGGACTATTCGCTGATCTGTCAGAGGAGGACCGCAAGTGTCTAGAGTGGTCGTTCACCAAGGACGACCTGCATCACATGGAGCTGTTCAAGATGCACGAGGGGAGCGCCGCTGATCGGGCAGTGATTGCTAAGTATTGTATTCAGGACTGCGACCTAGTCCTAACGCTGATGGCGAAGCTGGATACGCTGACCAACGCACGGGGTATGGCTGACGTCTGCTTTGTTCCGCTACAATTCCTATTCCTGCGGGGTCAGGGGATCAAGATCTACTCGCGCGTCGCCTACGAGGCATCGAAGCGCAACCAAATCATTCTGGATCAGGAGTCAGAGATGGGAGATACAAAGTACGAGGGCGCGATTGTACTTCCTCCGCACATTGGGATGTACCTCGATACGCCGGTAGCCGTCCTCGACTTTAACAGTCTGTACCCATCATCGATGATTGGTGAGAACTTGTCGCCCGATACGCTGGTGGCAGTGAAGACGTATGATACCCGTGGCAATCTCAAGGGAATTGAAGGTATGAAGGAGAAAGTTCCCGGGTCTCACGAGGTCACGTATGACCTCAAGGAAGCCGATAAGATCGTGGGTAAGCACGTCTGCATCTACGCTCAGCCCACGGAAGACAATCCTCTGTCGAAGGGTCTTATTCCGACAGCACTGGAGATCATGTTGAAGAAGCGCAAGGAGGCGCGCAAGAAGATGGAAGACCCTGCACTGGACGACGCGCAGAAGTCGGTGTTTAACGGTCTTCAGCTAGCCTACAAGGTGGTTGCGAATTCGATTTATGGTCAGCTGGGTTCGCGGACATCGCCTATCCGCAAGATCTGTGTAGCTGCATGTACGACGGCGGTAGGACGGCGGTCTCTCCTCTTTGCGAAGGAGACGGTGGAGACAGAGTTTGGGGCGACGGTGGTGTATGGGGATACAGATTCTATCTTCGTAAAGTTCCCGACCAAGGATCTGCCAACGGCGATCAAGCAGGGTCAGGAGGCGGCGACAATGATTACGTCTCGCTGCCCACACAAGGCGTTTGTCATCGGGTACGAGAAGACCTTCTATCCGTTCATTCTGTTCTGCCGCAAGCGGTATGTCGGGATGAAGTACGAGGATGACCCCACAAAGTGTAAGCGCGCATCCATGGGTATCGTCCTGAAGCGTCGGGACAACGCGCCTATTGTCAAGGATGTGTATGGCGGCGCCCTTGATATCCTCCTGCTGGAGAAGGATGTCAAGAAGGCTGTGAAGTTTGTGAAGGGTACGCTCCTGGACGTGATCCAGAACAAGTTGGCGCTGGACAAGTTTGTGGTCACGAAGCAGCTGCGCGACGATTACGCGGCTATGAAGGAGAACTACACTGGTCGGGCGACTCTGCCTGCCCACCGAGTCCTGGCTGATCGCATGACGGCTCGTGATCCAGGCAATGCTCCGTCAGTGGGCGAGCGTATCAAGTATGTGCATATTCAGAGCGAGAAGAAGCTGCAGGGTGAGCGCATTGAGCACGTGGATTATGTCAAGGAGAAGAAGTTGAAGTTGGATGCGCAGTTCTACATTACAAACCAAATCCAGAACCCCGTAGCTCAGCTGTTTGCCCTATGTATTTCCGAGGTCGATGGATATCGAGAACCGTCGCCATCGTACAAGAAGTTGTACGAGTCTATCCTTGCAGAGTATGATGATCCTGAGAATCCTGAAAATCAGGAGGAGGCAATGTTGGGGGTCTTGAAGCACAAGGAGAAACATCTAGACAAGCTGCTCTTCTTGGGGGCGGACTATATCCAGAATACCCTCCGTAGTTCTCGAACAGGACCGCTGGATTCGTTCTTCAAGAAGGCGAAGGCGTAAGTTGGAAGGATTTTCAGGCGCGGCGTCTATTTAAATAAACAAGTATGAACCGAGACATACTTGATGCTCTCTCTGATATTTGCCATGCGAGGGCAACTTTTTTCAGGCGGTCGGCTGGAAATTGGAACATCTACCCGCAGATGAATGTCACCCAGTTTCTATCCAATGAGACCAATATTCTCAGTATGCTATCTCGTTTTCAAACTCCCCCTCCCCCTCCTGCGCCCGCTCCCGTTATACCAGCCAACCTTGTTCAGTTGCTGTTCGGGCCCGATGCATTTGTGGGTCTGGGACAACGGCAGGGTCAGGGTGCGTTCTGGGATCCGGTGCAGATAGGTCTGACAACTGAACAGTTTGCGGCGGCTACGCGAGACTACGAAAACCCTCCGGATGTTGCAGAGCAGGATCAGTGCTGTATCTGTCAGGAGGGCATTACGACGGAAGCAGCTATTCATACCCTCTGCCCAGGCGCTCCCCTAGATGATAGAGTGACCGTCACCAACCATCACTCCCTGCATCGGCGATGTGCGCAGGCATGGTTTTCGATGAGCCCTCGGTGCCCCCTCTGTCGGGCGGATTTACGAACACTGAACCCAACTACTACAAATGCCGGACCAAGTGCAGGTGCCCCAGGTGGAGAGCCCGACAGCGACAGCGACACTGCCCCCGACTCCCAGTAAGAAGGTTGTTGTTTGTACCCCGACGTACAACCGCCGATTCTGTCTTGATTTTTCGGTGGAGTGCTTTCGTCGCCAAACATATCCTGGACTCCACTGGATCATTGTTGATAACTCGTCTGATGATGAGCAGTCGTGGAAGGATATTCAGGAGAAGGAGGGGTTGTCTATCACCTATATCCGCATTCCCGAGAAGAAGACCATCGGTCTGCTTCGCAATATCATGATGCAGGAGGCGCTGAAGCATAACCCCGACTACCTTGCCTTCTGGGACGACGATGACTACTATGTCCCCGGTCGTATTTTGACATCGGTGAATGCTCTAGAAAACAATCCCCAATATGACATTGTGGGATGTGAAGTGATGAGTGTGTTCCTGACCCGAGAGAACGTACTGATGGATGTAGGTCCATATGGACGTAATCACGCTACGGCTGCAACGTACGTGTTTCGTGCCGAATGCGCTCGGACTCGCTATTTCTTGGAGACTGCATCCAAGGCGGAGGAATCTACCTTTACGCGCGATTGGACACTGCAGATGATTATGCTTCCTGCCAAGGAGATCATGTTGGTTCTCGGACACTCGCAGAATACGGTGAATAAGAGTGAGATCTTTGAGGATCCCAGGAAGTTTGGGAGCCGCATGAATAACGCCGACAATGCCAAGAATATTGTCAGGTTTCAGTGGATCAAAGATCCCAGTATGTGGGCTGTTTTCCGTAAAACATTTCTTGATGTTTGAAGAGATCAGCGATCGCATCCCCAGTTAGGGGTGTTTGATGCAGAGTATCCGATTGTCCATACTGAAACCTATTCATAATTCGTCGCACATCATGCTGGCAATCTTTTACGACTTTTTGGAACTCTTCAAATTGCATAGACCTATGCGTTGGAAGATTTTCGTAGAGAACTCGGGCATTCAATGGAATACATCTGTGAAGAATCACGTGTTCGGGAACTCGTTTGAAAATAATGGGCATTTCGTTGGCAGTACAAAGAATCGGAACTGCGCGTGTAGGATCACGAATCCACTCTAGAAGTTTGCGTTGAGCATGAGGATCACTTCCATCCACTTCATCGAGGATCACACATGTCTTTCGCGGTTTATTGCCGTACTTCAAGATGGACGTGAAACTCACAGGAGCCTTACAGGAGTCAGATAGTTTGATGACATCTTCGTGTGAGCGCAGAGATCGGGATGCATTGATTTCCAGAGGCTCGTATCCTAGAGTCTTAGCTGCTGTCAGGACAAGTGTAGTCTTTCCAATCCCGGGGGTTCCACAGATGATCACAGACTTTCCTCTGGGATTATCGCGGAGGTAGTCACGGAGTATAACTTTAGCTTCTGTGTGCCCCACGATCTCATCAAATGTCTGTGGGCGATACGCCTCCGACAACATTATACTACTAGTTGTTTAGTTACAAAGTCCTTTCCAAGTTGTGCCGCACTCACGAGCAATCTCGCACTCCTTGCCCTTGTATAACTCGGGCTTGAACGGTTGGCATTTTGTCTTATAGGCAGGAGTGCAGACTCCGTCATTCTCGATCCAGCGATCGGGACATTTAGGGCGAAATCCCCTATCCGCACCTCCATCATACCCTGGACGCACGACAACAATCGGAATTAGTTTCAAGTACAAGTAGCTGACGATGGTAAGGACAGTTAGGCTGGCGATGACCACGACGAGATCCTTGAGGTACGGCGTAGGTTCATACATTCTCTTCTATTTAATTACAAGAGTATAATGAGCACCCTTGCTGCACGACATGTGTGCGATACCTATTATACAACCACTCTGAACCCCCTTGTCCAGCACCACATTGACTCCTTCAATGACCTGGTGGAGCGACGTATTCCCCTATTCATAGCTGCATCCAACCCTGCCGTGAATCTAGTTCTGCCCCCCATGGTAGGGTCTCCTGATACGGAACGGGCGATCCGCATCTACTTTGAAAACGTAGGATACCGCCCTCCGCTGGACGAGCGCGAGAACATCCTTCCCCCGAACGTCTGCCGAACCGAGAATAAGACGTATGCCCTGGATATCATTGCTGATATGAAGGTCGAGTACCAGCTGAATGAGACGACAAAGGAGGAGGTGATATTCCCCAAAGTACTGCTAGGCCAGATGCCGCTGATGCTTCGCTCTCGGTACTGCCACCTTACAGCCATGGATCTAGAGCAGCTGTATGCTCAGGGCGAGGACTACCACGAGCTCGGAGGGTATTTTGTGGTGGATGGAAGCGAGCGGGTTCTCCTGGCTCAGGAGCGTCTTGGCAACAACCTCTTTTACGCTGGATCACGAAAGGTGCAGACCCGTCAGGAGGAGGAACAGGTAGGAGGCAAGACGGAAGAGGCATCTGAGGTGATTGAGTACTATGCAGGTATTCGCAGTGTCAGTGAAGATGGAACGCGCGGACCGTATTCTCATTACTTGGTGATCCCCGCTGCCCGGCGCGAGATATCCTTGGAAGAAGCAACAAAACGGAGCAAGCATTATGGCTCCTCTCGTATTCGGGGGATGCCGGTGATTACTCTGCCCGGATTCAAGATCCCTGTTCCCATTCTGTCAGTCCTCCATCTCTTGGGCGTCAATACCGATAAGGACCTGTACGACAGTATCTTTTTCGGTATCCCCGGTCCCGACCGCACCGTGTATGACGACTTGTTCCTCCAGCTGATTCTGGGACATAAGCCCGAGGGAAGCGATCTGGAGACTCTGATTGTTGCCACGAAAAGCCGGAGCCAGGAAGAGGTGTTCTACAATCTCCAGGCGATGCTGTTTCCGAACATCGAGGGAACAGAGGTTGCGGCTCTGTACCGCCGTAAGTCGTATGCCCTTGGATACCTTCTACGTCTGGCAATGGACAATGCCCTGGGACTCAAGAAGCCATCCGACCGCGACCACTTCCAGTTCAAGCGCTTTGATGTCAGTGGAGACCTGTGCTTCCAGGAGTTCAAGCGGATCTACAAGGAGATGGGCAAGACCATGAAGCTGGAGATGGATACCCGTATTCACTACGAACAGAAGGTGTATAGTGGCAAGGGATTCACTACCCTCCTACAGACCGAGAATCTACGTCGGTTCTGGAAGAACTATGTACTTCTCTCTGATCTCTCCAAATCCTTCAAGGGCAAGTGGGGAGGACGCGATGGTGTCTCGCAGATTATGAGTCGTATTTCTGTTCTGGGTATGGTGAGTATGCTCCGTCGTTCAGTCCTGCAGATGGATGCCTCGGTCAAGGCTCTAGGTGCGCGTCGGCTGCACGGGAGTTCGTTTGGATTCACGTGTCCCTCGGATGTCCCTGATGGTCGGTCGGTGGGTATGACCAAACACTTTGCTCTCCTGACTACGGTATCGACTCAGTCCGACTCCGCTCCTATCCGCAAGATTGTGGATGGATTTGGGGGTTTCCGGGCAACCGAGACGATTCATCCGTCGGCCTGGGACTCATCTTGGACAACCGTGTTTCTGAACGGCGATATCTACGGTGCTGTCACGGAGAAGACCGATGAACTCTACAAGAAACTTGTAGAGTACCGCCGATCGCAGCAGAGCGGGATTTCTACGGCGTGGAATCGTACAGACAACGTGTTGACCATCTGGTGCGACCAGGGACGCCCGATTCGCCCGCTTTACCGCCCTGGAGTCACAGCCGCCGCTATCACTGCAAAGAAGACCTGGAGCGATATGTTGTCGCTGTTTGATATGGTAGATGCCGATGAGTCAGATACCATCAAGATTTCCATGACTCCTTTTTCCAAGGATCTGTCATCCGAGATTCATGGAGTGTTTATGCTGTCTCCCCTGTCGGCTGTTATCCCCTTCTGCAACCATAATCCCAGCCCGCGCGTCTGCTTCTCGACTGCACAGAGCCGTCAGGGAGCATCATGGTACCACTCCAATTTCAATAAGCGCTTTGATACAATTACCCTCATCCTGAACAGCCCCCAGCGTCCCGTCTGTGAGACATGGCTGTACCCCCATGTCCTCGGACGCGGAGGATGCATGCCCTACGGCGAAAACGCCATTGTGGCCATTGCAATTTACTCAGGATACAATCAGGAAGACTCCGTGATCCTCAATAAGGCATCATTGTCTCGCGGAATGTTTGGCACTACCTACTTCCATTCTTACACATTCATGGAGGAGGTGACAAACCCGATGATGGGAACTCACACGACATTCATGAACCCAGTGGAAAAGAACCTGAAACCCAAAGCAGACAAGGATTACTCTAAGTTGGATACCAACGGAATTATCAAGCTGGGGTCGATGGTCGATGTGGATACTGTGCTAGTCGGTATTGCCACCGAGAGCTCTGACGTCTCAGCCCTGCCCAAGCGCGGACAGACGGGTCGCGTCGATGGAATCCAGATGTTTACAACCACTAGCGGCTTCGGAAAGAACAAGGTGACCCTGCGTGGGGTCAAGATCAGGATCGCCGAGTCTCGCGGACCTATTTTAGGAGACAAGTTTAGTTCGCGCGCGGGACAGAAGGGTACAGTTGGTATGATCATGGAGGAGTCAGACATGCCTTTTACCGCCAAGGGATTGCGCCCGGATCTTATCCTGAATCCCCACGCTATCCCTTCGCGCATGACCACGGGACAGATGCTGGAGACCATGTCGGCTCGTATTGGAACAACAGTGGGAACCCTAGTAGATTCTACTCCCTTCTGTGCCCAGAATCAGGTAGAAGAGTACCGCGATGCCTTGAAGAAACTCGGGTTTGAACCGAATTCGTCGGAGTGGATGTACAACGGCATGACAGGAGAGATGATGGAGATGGAGATCTTTATTGGTCCCGTCTATTACCTGCGATCCAAGCTGATGGTCGAGGACAAGATCAACTATCGCGACACAGGGGCGAAGACACTCCTGACGCACCAGCCGCTAGAAGGTCGTTCAGCCGGTGGTGGTCTGCGTGTAGGGGAGATGGAGCGCGATGCCCTGGTCGCCCACGGTGTCTCAGGATTCATTGAGGAGTCGTTTATGAAGCGGTCAGATGAGGCGGAAGTTATCTACCAGCCCGAAACTGGTCTTCTGGATTCCACTGGTGATGGACCTGTGGAGAACCTGCGGATGCCTTACGCAATGTCGCTCTTCGTCAAGGAGATGGAATCAATGCACATATCCGTAAATATCAAAAACGGACAAGTTTAAAAACAAGGTCGCCATAACCTATAAGAATGTACGTAATCAAGCGCGACGGGTCTCGTCAGGACGTATCGTTCGACAAGGTTCTTCACCGTATCCAGACCCTTGCCAATGGACTGGACCATGTGAATCCCACAATTGTCGCACAAAAGGTCTGCACCCAGATCCAAGACGGTATCAAGACCGCTGAACTTGACGATTTTGCGGCAGAGACCGCCGCGATGTTGGTGGGTCGTGGGCATCCTAATTACGGCAAGCTGGCAGCGCGTATTGCGATTGATAACCACCACAAGAATACGCCTGCCACATTCGCCGAGTGTGTTATCGAACTCTTTGCCGAGGGTGTAGTTTCACAGAAGGTTCATGACGTGTCTGCGAATACGGCTATCCAGCAGATGATCGATTATAACCGCGACTTTCATTTGTTTGATTACTTTGGGTTCAAGACGCTGGAGAAGAGCTACCTCCAGAAAGTCAAGGGCAAGGTCGTGGAGCGCCCTCAGCATATGTGGATGCGCGTAGCCATCGAGATCCACACGAGCGAGGTTGTGACCGAGCACTACGGGTATCCGATCCAGTATGTCCCGAATCTCGATCGTATTCGCGAGACCTACGATGCCCTGTCTCTCGGCTACTTCATTCATGCGACACCCACACTATTCAATGCGGGAACGCCCCATCCCCAGCTGTCCAGCTGCTTCCTGCTGGATATGAAGAGCGATTCTATCAAGGGGATCTACGAGACGCTGAGCGATTGCGCTCAGATCTCCAAGTGGGCTGGTGGCATTGGTCTAGCGATTCACCGGATCCGTGCCAAGAACTCCACCATCAAGGGAACCAATGGCAAATCTACGGGGATTGTCCCGATGTTGAAAGTCTATAACGACACGGCTCGGTACGTCAATCAGGGGGGTAAGCGCAATGGGTCGTTTGCAGTGTATCTTGAGCCCTGGCATGCCGATATTGAGGAGTTCCTGCGTCTCAAGCTGAATACTGGAGCCGAGGAGGATCGTGCGCGCGATCTCTTCTATGCTCTCTGGATTCCTGATCTGTTTATGAAGAGGATGGAGAAGAACGAGAACTGGACGCTGATGTGCCCCAACGAGTGCGCCGGTCTAGCAGATGTTCATGGTGACGAGTTTGAGGCGCTGTACTGCAAGTATGAGGCAGAAGGCAAGGGGCGCAAGTCAGTGCCCGCACAGAAACTGTGGCAGATGGTTCTTGATGCCCAGATCCAGACGGGGACTCCCTACTTGTGCTACAAGGATGCTGCCAACGCCAAGTCTAATCAGAAGAATCTGGGAACGATCAAATCCAGCAATCTGTGTGCTGAGATCATGGAATACACAACGGACGACGAGACGGCGGTCTGCAATCTTGGCAGCATTTCTCTGACCAAGTTCGTCAATCAGGATGGGTCATACGATTATGATTCCCTGAGGCGTTACACGTCAATCCTGGCTCGCAATCTCGACAATGTCATTGACCGCAACTTCTATCCCACTCCCGAAACTGAGCGATCGAATATGCGCCACCGCCCAATCGGGATTGGCGTGCAAGGACTCGCAGATGTTCTGGCGAAGATGAAGCTCGCATGGACATCCGATGCGGCTGCCGAGGTGAATCGGCGTATCTTTGAACACATCTACTATGCGGCTCTGAGTACCTCGGCTGATCTTGCTGCCGAGAAGGGTGAGTATCCTCTGTTCTGGGACTCTCCTGCCGCTGAAGGTATTCTCCAGCCTGATATGTGGCGGGTCACGCCTCTCACGGAAGAGCTTGGTTGGACAGCTCTTCGGCAAAAGGTGAAGACGAATGGTCTGCGCAATTCCCTGTCCATTGCACTTATGCCGACTGCCTCTACCTCGCAGATTCTGGGCAATAACGAGTGCTTTGAGCCCTTTACCAGCAATCTGTACGTTCGCCATGTTCTTGCTGGCGATTTCATGGTGCTCAACAAGTACCTCGTGCAGGATCTCATTGAACTGAACCTCTGGAATACGGATATGCGGACATCGATTATTGCCAATAACGGTAGCGTTCAGGGTATCGCAGAGGTACCGGCTGAGCTGCAGGAGCGCTACAAGACGGCGTGGGAGATTCCCATGAAGACGATTATCAATATGGCTGCTGACCGCGCTCCGTTCGTTTGCCAGTCCCAGTCGCTGAATCTGTTTGTAGCCGATCCAACCTATGCGCGTATTTCGTCCATGCACGTCTATGCATGGAAGAAGGGGCTCAAGACTGGATGTTATTATTTGCGAACCAAGGCCGTCGCATCTGCGCAAAAATTCACGGTTGACCCTGATGTGCGTCCGGCCGACTGTTTGACCTGCTCGGCGTAAAAAATTCTATGTATTCAAGTATAAACAATGTCCGGAGCTTGGTATTCATCTAGTGCGTTCCCCGTTGGAGCTGCTCAGGCTGGTGGTCAGGATATGGAGGGTGCCCGCCGCCGGCGCCGCGGAGGCCAGGAGGGCGCTCGCCGTCGCCACCGTGGAGGTCAGGATGCTGCCCCTATGATGCCGGAGGAGCATGCTGCGCCCCCCACTGAGGGCGGCCGCCGCCGCTCTCGCCGTGGAGGCCAGGAGGGCGCTCGCCGCTCGCGCAAGGCGGGCCAGGTTGTGGCCAAGGCGGGTCAGCTGGTCAAGGCGGGCCAGGAGGCTGTGAAGGCGGGTCAGCTGGCCGTGAAGGCTGGCCAGGTCGCCAAGGCGGGCCAGGTCGCCAAGGCGGGCCAGGCTGCCGTGAAGGCGGGCCAGGATGCGGTGACGGCCGGTCGCCGCACGAAGAAGGCGGGCCAGGCGCTGAAGACCGCTGCGCGCCGCCGGTAGATGTTTAATATCTAACATTTTTTAGGTAAGGCAACTGCTTTACCGCTAAAAATGTATGTTAATAGATAACTGTATGCTTCGTCGCGTCCCAGAACCAAGACTAGGAGTTGGTGAGAGAGTTCGGCAGATCTTTGCACCTGACTGCCCTACTGGAATTCGCGATGCCCCCGGAGCTATTAAGAACTTTTTAAACTCTCTGAATACTGCCTTGAGACAACGCTTTAATTTC